TTACGCTCCGCTGCTGTCGCAGTTGGCCGCCGGTTGCCCCACATCCTCGGGCGTCCACTGCGGGGCGCTCCTGCGTGCCCGGATCCAACGCTGAATGTCGCTCTGGTACCAGCGAGTGCCGCCGCCAACCTTGTGCCTGGGCGGGAAAGTGCCCTTCTCCATCTCGCGGTAGATGTAGCTCTTCTTCATCCCGGTCTGGGCTTCGACCTGCTCGAGCTTCAGCAGGACTTCGGGGATGTTCTCAGCTGCGCCCATCTCGGGCCTCCGTTACTTCAGTGGTGGGTGCCAGCAGCAGCGCAGTGTGCGAATCCGACCGTGCCGTAAGCACGAGATTTGCGATCTGTGTCAGGTCCATGGTGGGGTCATCGAAAAGGGCAAGGCCGATCTGGGCCGTAAGCCGCTGGGTCGCCGTCGCCGCCAGCGGCGGCGGCGTATCGATGGTGGCGAGTGCGTATGCGCGCCAGGCGTCGCACGCGGCCAGCAGCTGAGGCTCGCCGGCAAACGTGAAGGTCAATGCGCATCCGCCGCCGCCGCTGGCGGGGCGCGTGCTGGTGAGGGCGGTTTCGAGCGCTGCTGCAACCGCTATGGCTGCGCGCTGCTGGTGGATCAGTGGTGACCGCTCGCCCACGGCGGCCTTGATGTGCTCAACGGTCAATGCGATTTCTCCTTCGTATGCTCATCGATTGATTTACGCAGTTGCGCAATTCGGAAACCCCACTCGTCCCTTTCCCGCTTGCCCTCACGCTTCAACGCTCGCTCCAGTCGGTCGAGCAGCGGGAGAACCCAGGACGGATTGAATGGCTGGGGTTTCAGCGCAATAGGCGCCGGCGGCTTGGGCGGGTTGCAGTACGGATCGGCCCAATCGAAGGGGTCGTTACAAACGGTGCAGTGCGTTCGGTCCGCCGACCAGATGTGATCACGATCCTCCCCAGCCCTGCGGACCTCGTGGAGCAAAGGCTGGGTATAGAGCGCCCGCACTCGTTCGCCAGCTGCAAGGGCGCGGTACCACTGTTTTTCGTCGATTTGATACCAGAACGATCCGCCCCATTGCTCGAGCCTGACGGCCCGCTGCTGACCGAACAGACGCATCAGCGTGGTGGCCCATCTATTCACCTGATCGGCCGGCACTGCATGACCGGCGCGGCCTGCGGCTCGCATCTCGCGCACGGCGTCACTCGCCGTCGGCGGCGGTGCTGTGGTGATGGTCGAAGCATCGCCGCTCATGCTCCGCCCTCGAGCAGCATCTTGGGATCGATGTTCCACCCGGCCTCGCGAGCTGCACGTAGGCGCAGCTCGTTGGCATCGAACTCGTCCAGCTGCAGCGTTGTGATCGCGCCCTCAACCTGATGCGGCTGCAGGGGACGGGACGTTCGGCCAAACGCGCGCCAAACGCTGAATACCTGGCAGCCCCAGGCAGGCGCAAGGCATGCCAGCTGCTTGCCGTGCTCCCGGCAGTGACGGCGGATCATGTCCCGCGCAGTGACGTGGGCGGGAACGGCGCCGCGCAGAGCAGCTCGGATAGATGCAGCATTGCGGCCGGGGCTCATGCGAACAGCTCCAGTTGGGCCGGCAGTGCCGGGGCGCGCGGCGATGCCGGTAGTGGGGCGGGAGCGGTGGCGCGCATGCGTGCGCGCTGTGCAGCGTTGAAGGCGAACCAGAAGCCGAGGCCGTGTCGGCGTGCCCTGCATTCGGTCAGCAGCACGCGGGCGACGTGCTTGGCCAAGGCAGCGCCGGTCATGCCGCCACCGCCATGTCGGCCGGCACCGGGTCCAGGTTGGCCTCGGCCAAGGCGCGCAGCGGCGGCGGGCTGACGCTGTTGCCGACCATGCGCACTGCGGCGCTGGTGCTGAGCGGCGTGCCGTTGGCAGTGCGATCTATGATGTAGCCGGGTGGGAACCCCTGGGCGCGGTAAAGCTCATGCGGTTTGAGCATGCGCAGGCCGATATCGACGATGACGTAGGGAGTGCCCTTGATCACCACCGTGACCAGCGCCAGGCGATCCTTGGTCGTGACCGTGTCCAACGAGTCACGCAGATCCACCGCGATGCCGCTGCCGTAGTACTTCACCAAGAAGGCCGCCACCCGAAGCGCACCGGCTTCCTGCTCAGGGCTCAGCGTGCATTCGACTTCGGCGAAGCGGGTAGCACCCGCCAGGATGGTCGGCAGCGGGGCGCGGAGGTCATTGCCTACAACGTTCTGCGCCATCGCGGTCAGGTGAGCGGCCACCAGCCTCTGCTGGCTGCCGCTGGCGGTGATGGTGCTGACCGGGTCGCGCGCATCGTTTCCGGCACCCTGGTAGAAGCCGCCATTGGCCTGCTCTAGGAAGGCAGTCGCCAGCGCGTGGTGCTCGGCCTGGGCGGCCACAGTAGTGAGCGGCGTGCGCGCGTCTGCGCCAACCATGTTGCGCCGCAGGGTTATCAGCGAGGCGGCGGCTACGCCGAGGGCATGCGCGGCGCCGGCCGGTCGCGCGGCACCGGCGCCCGAGGTGATCGTGGGCACAGGGTGGGTAACGGGCGTGCCGATGCTGTCGCCCCGGAACTTGACCAGGTGTGCAGCTGCCACTGCATGCTTCACGCCGCCGGCAACCACCGTTCCCAAAGGCTGCTGGAGGTCGAGCGCACGCTCGCGCTCTCCGTAGCCGGTCTGCACCAGCGTCGGCGCCACCACAGAGAAATGGCCACCCTTCACCCCGGCGCATACCGTGCGCAGCGGCTCGTCAGCGCGCATGGAGCCGAGGGCGTGGCTGCTGTTCGCATGCTCGGCGATGAAGGGGGCCAGTTCCGGCGCTGCCAGCATCAGTTCACCGCGGTTGGCAGCGGTAATGGTGCGCAGGGGGTCGCGCACGTCGTGGACGCGGTCGCCGCCTTGGTGTGTCACCGGCACGATGAAGGGATCGGCCGACTCGATGACGTGGCGCATGACGCCCTTGGCGATGCGGCGCATGGTGGCATCGGCCAGCGGCCGGGCGCGGGTGAAGATGGACGGGCAGGGGATGGAGAAGTCCAAGCAGTCGGCAGCGGTTACGCGCGGCTTCTGGCCCGGTGCGGGGCCGTGGCTTGCCTCTGGCCACACGATTGCCTCGCCGTCGCGGCGGCCGAGCAGGAACAGGCGTTCCCGGCTGGTGCCTGCGCCGTAGTCACTGGCCACGAGCTTGCGCCATTCGAGGGCATAGCCCAGCGCACGCAGCGCGGCCACGAACTGCTGCCAGGTGCGGCCGCTGTGGCGCTTGTCCGGCACCAGCTGCTGGTTCTCGACCGGAACGCGCTCGCCGCGCGCTGCAACGGTGCCATCCATCTTGATGACGCGGCCGGTGGCCTTGCAGCGCTTGGCCACCAGCGGACCCCAGGTCAGGATCTGCCAGACGTTCTCCATGGAGATGATGCGCGGCGCGGTGTTGGTGCCATTCAGGCGATCAGCGCGTAGCAGCTGGCCAACCCACTTCAGCACCACCCACGACAGGGCGCGGGTCTTCCTGCTGCGCGGCTGGCCGCCCTTGGCTTGGCTGAAGTGGGTGCAGTCCGGCGAGGCATGGAACCAGCCGATGGGCCGGCCGGCCACGTCCACGCGCGGGTCGGCGTGCCAGATATCCTCGCGGTGGTGCTGGGTCAGTGGGTGGTTGGCGGCGTGCATGCCGATGGCCAGCTCGTCGTGGTTGTAGGCCAGTGCGGGATCAATGCCGAGGGCCTGCTTGAGCCCTTCCGATGCGCCGCCACCGCCGGCGAACAGATCCACGACGATCTCGCCGGGGCGTAGGCGGGAGCGCTGCGGCATGGGGAAGTTGAAAGCGCGGGAGCCGTCAGCCATGGGTGGGTTCCTTCGGGCATTGGTTGCATGGGGCGGTGAATGGGGCACGCAGGGAGAACCTCGTGCCGCGGACGTGCTCACCTGGTCGGATGACGACGTGACCGCAGTCCAGCAGGCACTGGAATCGGGCCGCCAGGACGCTGGTGCCGGGAGAGGTGATGAAGCGCGCGCTGGAGACGGCGCGCGTCGGTGCGGCGGTGAGCAGCTGGTCAGCCATTGGTGGAATACCTCACGGCTTCCTGCTTTTGTATGCTGGGATCAAGGAGAGATGAAAAAGGGAGCACTGGATGCCTGCGAGTGGGAGTTGGCACGAGGACTGGGTCTTCGCAATCCGGGGCAGGACGGTGACGGCCAGGGTTTCGGTGGGGAGTCCAGGCCGTGGTGAGATCGTGGCGGTTCACGTGGTGTACGGACCGAGTCTCACTGGTCTGGCGATTCCGGTGGTATCGCAGCAGGATGCGAAGGAGAAGACGGAGATTCTGCTCTGCGAGCTGATGGGGAGAGATTGGTGCTGAGGTGAGCAGCTGGTCAGCCATGCCCGTGCTCCTTCATCAGTCCGGCCCGGATCAGCTCGATGTCTTCGCCGGCATGCCCGCTACAGCAGTACATACGGCGCAGAGTGAGGATCTTCTGGATGGCGTCCTCAATATCGAACGCCATGATCGGAAACAGAAGCAGCTGGTCAGCCATGGGCGCCGACGTGTTGGTGGTGATCGCCTTCATCGCCAGCCCCGCAGATACTCGCCGAACGTCACGCCACCGTCGTAGCGCAGGAACTGCTGGTAGCGCTGCTGCGACCTGGTCAGTTTCGGCGGCGGCGGAGTGTGCTCCTGCACCGCTGCGCGGCCGGCCTCGGTGACGTTGAACAGGTCGCTCCCGCCGGTAATCGCGTTCCCCGCGCGCTGGACCATGAACCCGCGCGCGACGAGCGCCACGCAGTGCTTGTGGTCGGCGCCGCCTGGGCCGGTGACGAAGTGATTTCGGTAGCTGCGCTCCCAACCGCAGTCGCCGACGCCCAGGGCATGGCGAAGGATCTCCAGTTCTGCATCCGGCAGAGCGCCGGCGATCGCCTGGTCAGCCACAGCGCCCCTCCGGAGTGCCCATCAGCACAACTTCACGCACGGCGGCGTCGGCCAGTAGGCGCGCGCGGTCGGCCATATCGCTGAACACCTGCCGCAGGTGGTGCTGCACGCCGATCGGAAGCGTGGTCAGAACTGGGCCGCTGCGGCGGCGAACCTCGTTTTGGCACTGGCTCAGAAGATCAGCCAGCACCGGCTCGCGCGCTGCGGCGGCTTCACCATTCAGGGCAATGTCCAGCTGGCGCACCAGGTAGGCCTGCGCATCCTGCTCGAGCGAGAGCATGGCGTCATGGCTGATCAGTGGCGCTGCGGCGGCAAGGCCGGCACGGATGGCTTCCGCGTAGCCCTTTTGGGTGCCATGGGTGGCGTAGGCAGCGCGGAACGCTTCAATCGCGCTATCGGGGACCGGTATTGAAGGTTTGGCGTCGCTGGGCTGAGGCTGTTTCATTCGGGAGATCTCAGGCTGCGGTGGTGGCCGGCTTCTCGGCCATGGCTGCCAAGCGCTCAAGGCGTTCGGCTTCGGCGATGTAGTAGTCGTGACGGTCCTGTCGGACCTTCTGGGAGAAGAACGGATCGGTCAGTGCGAGCTCGGCGGCGGCGCGGTTGGCCTTGGCTAGGCGGGCTGGGTCGTGGTCGAAGATGTCGAGCTGGTTGCGGAGGTCCATGGATGCCGCCGGCGAAGCGTCAGCGGAGTTGTGTGCGTGGCCAGAGGGCCGGCATCTGCCGTTGCCACGCTGCGTAGCCCACCCGTGTGCCGTTCTTGAGCGAGCGCTGCAGGATCTGGCCGAACTGCACGCGGAGCGAGAACCAGCGGCACGGGTGGGCAGCAACTGCTGCCGCGTACCGCTGCAGCCTCTCTTCAGGCGTCGGCGTGGCCGTGCTGACGATCACCGCGTCCAGGCCGCCGCCGATCGGATGCAGGCCGTCCATCAGCGCACCAACCTGTGCAGGTTCGGCGCGACGCGCTGGCGCTGCTCTTCCGCCTCGCGCTGACGCTGCGCGCTCGCCTGGTGCGTGCAGTACATGCGGTAGGGATGCCGGCGGGGGTGCTTCGCGCGCTCCAAGGCCGCGCGCTGGTCCGGCGTCAGGTCAGGTGCTGGGAGCTTGATCGCTGGCGCCCTCATGCAGCACCGCCTTTGACACGGGCGAGGGCGCGCTGGCAGCGCGGACAGGTCACAGGATGCGATTCGCAGGCGGTCCAGCCCACGGAGCGGCGTCCAGGCGCTGCTCCGCACAGTGCCTTGCCGGTCGCTTCGATGAATCCGCCAAGGCGCCGCACCTGCGCGGACGGGATCGCGTGCAGGTTGGTGCCCTGTCCGCGCTCGAGACCGTTTGAGCATCGGCCGGCCAGCTTCGCCACCATCACATCGAAAGAGGCGCTCATGCGACACCGCCTTGTGCTCGTAGCATGCGGCGCAGGCTTTTCCGCACGTCGGCGATGGCTCGGCCGGCGCTGGCGCGGCGCTCCAGCACTGCGCCAGCGGCAACATCAGCGGCAGCGGCGACCAGGTTCGGGGCGAAGCCCATACCAGTTGCGGCCGTAGCGGCTGCCTTGGCGGCGACGGCCGCGCGCTGGGTGAGTGGGTAGGAGATGGCGGCGATCATGCTGCACCGGCCTGGCTGATCGTGTAGCCACGGCTGCGGGTGGCATTGATGCGGTAGCCGTGCTGGGCCAGCTTCTGGCGCAGGCGGCAGATGGTCACCTCGACGGTGTTCGATTTACGGCCGGCACCGCCATACAGGCTCTCTTCCAGCGCGGAGCGGCTGATCGGGGTGTCACCTGCGTTGATGATCAGCTGCAGCACCTTAGATTCGGTGGGGCTCAGGGGCAGACGCTGTGCGCCGACCATCGCGGCGCGCGGTTCAGTACGGAGGCCGGTGATCACGGCGCCACCTCCACGAAGGCAAGTTCGTGCATGACGCACTGCGCCCGGGCCAGCACCGGGGAGGTGCTCGGCTCTTTGCCGTCTGCGGTCGACAGGGGGACAACCGCATTGGCCCGGACGCATGCCGCCGGGGAAATCTCATAGGAGCCGCTCAGGACGGCATCGGCCGCGTCGAGGGAAAGCTGCCAGCGCGCCGGCTCGAAGTTTTGCGTCAGCGCCGCAGTGACGCCTGCCGCACAGTCGGGCACCCGGTCTGCATCGCGGAAGGCGTTGAGGGTCGTGTTGGCGACGGTGGCACGCAGTGCCCAATCGTCCCCGGCGGCCAGCTCATACACAGCCAGGGCAGCGCAGATGCGGGGGCTGGTGATCACGAGGCCGTCTGGCGCGTCGTCGGTAGCCGCGGCGGGTGCATCGGTGGGGGTGGCCCAGGCAACCACGCCCAGGACGGTGAAGCACGCCAGGGCGGCCAGGCCGACGCGGGCGGTGCGCTTTGTGCTGAGGGTCAGGGGCATTGCTAGGTCTCCGTGGGCGGCAGAAGCCGGCTGTGGCTTTATAAAAGCACGCTAATACGGAGAATGCAAGCACGCTTATTCAGCGTGCTTCTACGCTACTACCTCAAAGGAGCACGAGGTATAGGGATGGAATGGCGGAAATCGTTGGTGTTGCTGGCTCTCGGCGCAATCGGAACTGTCGGTGCCCAGGCCCCGGCCCCGAGCGAAGTCAAACGGCAGGCTATCTCTGTCGAAAAAGCGAATACGTCCCGCCGATCGGATGAAAGGCCGAACACCGGCTTTGAATTCATGGGAATTTTTGTCGGTGGACGACTCGTGCGTGAGTGCCCCGTAGAGCAACTCTATGGCGGGGCAATCTACGATCTGTCATCGCTGGAAACGGCGTGCTGGGCGACCTCGAACATGCGCCAAGGCCCGCGTCCTAACCTGCGGAACAACGATGCGCTGACTGTGGTGCCTGTTTCAAAGAAGAGACCTACAGGCACGCGCACCGTCACAGCGGTTGTTGTAGATGGCAGAATCGAAGGACTGAGGGTTGAAACAGATGGATTTCAACATGCGCACCAGCTTTTTGAGCAGCTGCAGCAGAAGCTCGGGAAGCCGACGATCCAGGGAACCAGCGACGTTGTTTCCGGGGTAGGCGCAAAGTTCTCAAGCCCTGAGGCAGTGTGGAATCTGCCTAACGTCTACGTCCATTTTAGTGGGATCGTCGGGGCCGTCGATTCCGGGCTGATTTTGGTCTATACCCCTGAGCAGCAGGCGCGTGAGGCAGCGCGCCAGAAAGCACAGACCAAGTCGTTCTAACGTCAGACTTCCTGCGCGCTGCGCAGCAGCGCCAAGCCCAAAATCTTGCCTCCCACGTGCAGCTGATCAGCCTCGTGGGGAGGAACTACCTCGCTGAGGTACTTCCGGTTGGTGCTGATGACGTGCAGGCCATCCCGCAGCAGCTGCAGGCGTTTGACGTAGGTCAGCCCATGCAGATTGATCAGATACAGGCCATCGCCGTCGAAGTAGTCCTTGGCGACGTCCACGAACACCACGTCGCCATTCTTGATGTCGGGATACATCGAGTCCCCGCGCACGGTCACCAGGCGCACGCGGTCACCCTCGGGCACGAAGCCCAGCTGCTGGCGAACCTGCCACTCTGCGATGTCGAGCTCCCGGACCACGTCCGGGTAATCCTGATTCATTGCGCCAAAGCCCCCTGAAGCCTCGCCTTCCATTACTCGAAGGCGAACATAGCCAGCGGGTGTCTCACTGACTGATATCGATGACCCATGAGACTCGTCCCAGCGCTCGGGCAGCTCACCAGTGATGAGCCATTCGACCCGGAAAGGCTTGTAGACACGGGCCAGCTTTACCGCCGTCTCGCCGCTGAGCGACTTCGTCTTGCCGTCCTCCAGCTGGTAGAGAGCTGATGCAGTGATGCCGGCACGACGCGCGGCATCGGCGGGTTCGGTAATGCCGCACTCAGTTCGTGCGCGCTTCAGGCGGGTAGCGAGGGCTGTAGTCATGTTAGCGAGCTTATTAGTCCGTTAAGTAAGCGTGCTTGCACGCGTAATGAAAGCGTGCTTATATAGGTGGCATGAACATGCCCCGGATCACCAAGGAAGAAGCCATTGCCGCTTACGACGGCAATGCCGCCGCGCTCGCACGCGCTCTCGGAATCACGCCGTCGGCGGTCTATCAGTGGCCCGAGGGGCAGATCGACGATCTTTGGGCGCTGAAGCTGCGCTTCGTGCTGATGCCAGCCCACTTCCAGGCGCTTGAGCGACCTCCGGAGGACGATCCGGACGCTTATCGGATCGTGCCGGTCGATGCGGCGTAACCGCGTTCCCACCAGACCGCTGAGCCGCGACCCGCAAGCCACCCAATCCCTGAATCTCGGTCGTCCTGTCCATGGCGACCACTTTGCATCGCCTCCCGAGGTGCGTAAATGAAGCCTGATCCTCAGTACCACGAGCCGCGCTCTGCGGTGGTGTTTCGGCACACGACCGACGCCATCCGCAACAGCGGCCACACCGACAGCAGCCTGGCCCAGGCGATCGCCGAGCAGTACATGGCGGACGTAGCACCTGGCGAGCGCATCCTGCAGTTCCACACAGGTGACGACGCCGACAGCGCCGAGCGCGCGCTCAAGGCCAACGCACAGATCGTGGGCCGAATCCGCAACGGCACAGTGAAGATGCCGGTGGACCTTGAGGAATCGTGGGTCCGCGCGCTGCCGCCGCACTGGCGCGACGCCTGCTCGCGTGAGCTGGCTCAGCGTTACGGCTTCCTCGGCGCCCGTATCCCGATGATGGAGCCGCATGCCGGCGTACTGGCTGTGGCCCGCCTGTCGGTGGAGTTCGGCCACACCCTGGAAGCGATCACCAACGTACTGGCTGACGGCCGCATCTGCCCGAAGGACATTCCCGAGCTGCGCCGCGCGTTGGACGAGATCGGGCAGCTGGAAGCCGAGCTGGTCACGGCGAAGCGATATGTATCGGGCCACCTGCAGGATCTGGCACCTCGCGCTGTGCAGGGCGGTCACCGATGACTGCTGGCGCGATGGTGAGCTGGGCAATCACGGTGGTCGGTGAGTTCGACAGTGCTGGCCGTAGGATCCCCGACAGTGTGGTCCCGCTACTGCCCATGGTGGACGTGGTTCTTTGGGCCAAGGAGCAGCCGCAGCCGCTGCGGGTTGACGTTCTGCAGGAGCGATTCGGTCTGTCCCGCGCAACTGCGTACCGGTGGCTGGTGGCTCTGAATGATCTGCATGATCCTGCGGCAGCGAAGCGCCGGCTGCCAAGCCTGCGGCAGTTGAGTACCGCGCTGGGGCGTGAGCGGCCGGCCTCGGGCCACGAAGGGGTGACGGGATGAACATCAGTCCAACCCTCGGGCTGCGTTGTGGCCATGCGGGTTACGCCTCGCAGGCAGAGCGCGAGACAGTGCTGGCACCTGTAGCCCCGGCGACGTCTGTGGTAGAGCCGCGGCGCAACGTACCGCAGCATGCCCTCGCTGGTTACAGCACCACCAGGATCGTCATGGAGTTCATGCGCTGGGCAGTAGAGCGCAGCGAGTTCCCGACCGTGGAGGCCATTGTCAGGCACTTCGGCGTAAGCCGTGCCACGGCCTACCGCTGGCGGGGAAGTCTTGGAGAGACATATCGGCTGGAGTTCCTGCCACCCAACGAGCATGAGATGACCAGGATCGGCAGCCCTGGCGCTGCAGCGCGCGCCAAGCACGGTGCCGGGGAACCCTGATGATCTACTTCGAGATGTACCCCGGTGACTATCTCAAGGACACCACACGGCTGTCCCTGACCGACCACGGGGTCTACTTCAAGCTGATGCTGGCCTACTACTCGGAAGAGCAGGCGCTGCCCGAGAGTCTGGCCGAGCTGTACGTCATCGCCGGCGCCATCACCGCGGGCGACAAAGCCGCGGTAAAGAAGGTTGCCGAGCGCTACTTCCCGTTGGCTGAGGATGGCCTGCGTCACAGCAAACGCTGTGATGAGCAGATCGCAACGGCCCAGGCCCGCATTGCTGACGGACAGGGGCGCAGGGAAGACAGGAAGGTCGCCGAGGCGGAGCGGCAGGCGCGCACCCGTGCGCGTCGCACGATGCTGTTCGAAGACCTGCGCAACGTGGGTGTCGTGCCGAGCGGTATGGCCACCATGGCGGAACTGAAGGCGTTGCACGTCACACATGTGACCGGCGACGAAGGCGTGACATTTGACCAGCTGTCACGCGTGACAAGTCACGCAGAGTCACGCGTGACAGGGGGTGTGAACACAGGTGTGAACACGGGTAACCAGACCCCAGACCCCACTTCTTCTACTCCAGATACATCACAGCACGCTCAAGGATCTCTGAGCGGTGTGACCGATGCGGGGCGTGCGTGCTTGCTGATGCGGCAGGCAGGTTGCCATTCGACCAACCCCAGCCATCCCGAGCTGCTGGCGGCGCTGAAAGAGGGCGTGACGCCGGAGACTCTGATGCACACGGCCGCTGAAGGGTTGGCGCGATCGCCACCGGTTTCGAACCCGTTCCCTTGGGCGATCAAGGCCGCCCGCAATCGCCACGCTGCCGGCGCAACGCCAGCGAACCCCAATACCACCGGAGGCACCAATGCAAACCATCAGCCAGGTTCTGCCGACCAGGTCACAGAGCAGCGGCGAAAATTCGAACAGCGCACGGCAGTTGGCGGCTTTGGCGGAACAGGCGGCGATGTCATCGACGTCGAGTTCGAACCCGTCCACCACTGAGCCGGACCAGCGCGCGGTGAGCATGCTGTGGACGGTATGGGAACGCATGGCCGGCATGTTCCCCGGGAAGTGGGTGCGCGAGAACGGCTCGGCTCCGGTGAACAACGCGGGCAACCTGACTACGGCCGGGGAACTGTGGTTCCAGGTGCTGGTCGGCATCACCCCGCGACAGGTCGCCGACGGAATGGGCAACTGCCTGCGCAGCGCGCTGCAGTGGCCGCCGAACCCGGGTCAGTTCCGAGCCATGTGCCTGGGCGTTCCGGCTCTCGCCGAAGTCGATGGCCAGATGCGGCCCGGCCAAGACCACAGCGGGTTTACGGTGCTGGTGCGGTCGAAGCTGGACCTGCATGCCTACCGCACTGCCGAGAGCGGCGCGCTGCAGCAGCGCATGCTGGCCAACGCCTACGAGCGGGCGGTGAAGCACGTCATGGATGGTGGCGCCGTACCCGAGCCGATGACTGCGCTACCCGCGCCGAGGCCCGAGCCGCAGGTCGTGCGCGATCGCGATGCCGCGCGCAGCGCCATGGCGCAGGCAGCAGCTGAGCTGGGTTTCGGAGGTGTGCATGGAGCCGGCTGAGATCCGCGCCTACCAGCGGCAGCTGTTGCTGTTCTGCCTGGGCATCCACGGCGAGAGCACCGCAGCCGAGGCGCTGGAGCTGATGGGCAACGCCGCACTGGAGTCGGGTGCCCCCCGCGAGGTGATGCTGCTCAGCACCGCCGCAGTGGCAGGTCTCCTGCGTGAGCTGGATGGCGATGGCCTGGTTCGCCGCTGCGAGAACCGCGACAGCGGGCGTGATGGGCGGCCGGTGGCGACATGGGCCGCCACTGAGGCCGGCCGCGTCGAACGCGCGCCGGTTCCGCCATCCGGCCAGCAGCAGTTGGCCATGCCGATGCTTGCGCCTGCATCGGGCCAGCGCACGCGCGGTGGGTTGTCCATGGAACAGCTGATGGGCCTGCTCAACGTCGAGTTCGACTGCATGCTCGAGCAGATGGACCGTGAGCACCAGGCCGCGCAGCAGCGGGCCCGGCAGGAGTTCGACGCATTCCGCCAGCGCGCTATGCGCGTGTGGGGCGCTGCGGAGGCTTCCGCCTGATGCCGCCGAAGAAGACGCCCAGCCGCTCGCTGCGCTACGCCACCACGCAGGACATGCCGGAGGGCATGCGCCGCCTTGTCCAGAGCCAGGCCAGCACGGCCGCCGCCGCATCGGCGCCGACCGTGCCGCGCGCCTATCGGCCGCCGACGGCAGCCCAGCCTTCCGGCAGCGGCAACGCCGCAGGCAAGGTCGCGCGCGGCCGTCCCCGACATGTGCCCGGCGAGATGAACAAGACCGAAGAGGCCTATGCCGCGCACCTGGCATTGCAACTGGCCGCCGGCGAGATCGCATGGTTCCGATTCGAGTCCGTGAAGCTGAAGTTGGCCGAGAAGACCCACCTCACCATCGACTTTTTCGTAATGACGGCCGCCGGCGACCTGGAGGCCCACGAGGTGAAGGGCTTCTGGGAGGAAGACGCACGCGTAAAGGTGAAGGTGGCCGCTGAGATGTACCCGTTCCGATTCCTGGCAGTCCAGCGCGCCCCCGGCGGCGGCTGGAAAACGGAGGTGTTCTCTTGAACACGATGATGATTGGCGGCGCCAGCGTGCGCCGCGACGACGTGGGCAGGTTCTGCCTTAATGATCTGCACCAGGCCGCCGGCGGCGCCAAGCGGCACCAGCCCAGCGACTGGCAGCGCCTGAAGCAGACCGAGGAACTGGTAGCCGAACTGGTCAACTCCGGGGAATCCCGGGTTTACCCCGTGCACTCGGTGGCCGGCCGCTACGGCGGCAGCTACGTGGTGCGCGAGCTGGTCTATGCCTACGCCATGTGGATCAGCCCCAGCTTCAGCCTGCAGGTGATCCGCGCCTACGACGCGCTGGCGGCCGGCGCGCCGGCACCCGACCCGATGCAGGCGCTGACCGATCCGGCGACCCTGCGCGCGCTGCTGCTGTCCTACAGCGAGAAGGCCGAGATCCTCGAGGCGCGCGTGCAGTACCAAGAGCCGCAGGTCCGCGCGCTGCTGCGCCTGACCCAAGCAGATGGCGCCTTCAACATCAGCACCGCGGCCAAGATGCTGCAGGTGCAGCCGCGCCAGCTGTTCGCCTGGCTGTCCGAGCACGGCTGGATCTACCGCCGCGCCGGCAGCAAGAACTGGCTCGCCTACCAGAACCGCCTGCAGCAGGGCGTGCTGGCGCACAAGGCGTGCATCCAGCGCACCGACGGAGAGCGGGAGCGCGTATACGAGCAGGTGCTGGTGACCGCGAAGGGGCTGTCGCGGCTGGCCGAGAGCATCGACCGGGACCAGATGACCTGGGCGCAGGCCGACGCGGCGACCGGGCTGCAGCTGGCGTCTGAGGTGAGCCAATGAGCTGGAACCTGGAGCCAGTTAGGGGGCTGGGAATCTCGAAGCCTCACATCACCTTCGATCGGTACTTCGATGGCTCGCAGATGGTGAGGGTCGACTTCTGGCCGTTCTGGCCTGCTGATGCTGGCTGGTCCCATGCCGCTGGGGAAGACCTGAAAGAGGCATGGGAGGCACACATGCAGTGCTACGAAGAAGATGATGATGAGGAGGAGGCCTGATGGACGCCATTGAGAAGCGGGCGCGAGCGCTGCTGGACGCCGAGCTGCGAAAGCTTGGGTTGCACGAGACCGCCTATCACGTTGGATGCGGTGCTGACCTCGACAGGAACGATCGGGCCGCGATCAACGCCATCGCCGCCGCCCTGACGCCGCCCGATGATCCGGACCAGGCGCTGCTGGTGAGCATGGCAATGTGCCTCCGTCACGGTTTCGGACTGGACTCGCCGGAGCAGCAGCAGTCCCAGCTGCGCGAAATGCGGAAGTTGTGGGACGAGGTTATGGGCCGAGGCTACTACTCGCCTGACAACCGCGAACGCTACGTCGCCATGCTCGCCGCTCGCCCGGAGGTGCACTGATGGCCGGTGCAATCGTCACGCGTCGGGAGGTTACACCGGTAAAGCCGGGCACCGCGATGGAAGAGCAGCTGCAGCTGAAGGGCATTGGCCGGCTGCTGGCCGGCTTCGGGTATCGCTACGGCTCTGAGGTCCAGCTGCACCAGGCTCTGTCGACCGTCCTCGACCAGGCCGGCCATGCCCACGTACGCGAGTACCGGCTCGATGCCAGCAACCGCGCGGACTTCTGGCTGGACGGCCTGGTGATCGAGGTGAAGGTGGCGGGCTCGCTCGCCGACGCCCTGCGGCAGGTTGGGCGCTACATCAGCCTGCCGCAGGTGCGCGGCGTGCTGCTCGCTACTACCGAGCGCTGGGGTGAACGCCCGCTCGTGGCCCGGCCGGCTTGGGAGGGGAAGCCCTTCAACATCATTCGCCTGAAGAGGCAGGCACTGTAATGCAGACGACCTATGGAACCCTTCTGTACAGCGCCGCCGGCAGTACCTGGCGGGTGATCTGCGAGCCGCAGGTGCGCGCGCGCATGAAGCGCGTATTTCCCCGGGTGCGCCAGCACGCCGCAGAGCACATCGACCTGTCGGCCACGCCTGAGAACAGCCGGGAGCTGCAATGGTTCACCCAGCGCTATCCGCTGGCGATGGATGCAGACACACAGCGCGCGCTGCAACAGCTGGCCGACGAGCACGTGGACATGGAGCGCAGCCTGGTCGAACTGCTGGCCGGCCGTGTGCAGATCCCCGAGTTCTCGCTGGCCAAGCCACCGCGCGAGTACCAGCGCGTGGGTGGTGCGCAGCTGTCCATCCGTGGCGGCCTGCTGCTGGCCGACGATCTTGGCCTCGGCAAAACGGTCACCGCCATCTGCCCGATGGCTGCACCGGGCAACCTGCCTGCTGTGGTGGTGTATCCGGCGGGGCTGCCGAACCACTGGCCGGAAAAGCTGGCGGAGTTCGCCCCGCAACTGCGCGTGCACCACGTCCGGAAAGGTGCTCTGTACCCACTCATGCGTCAGCCGAAGCAGCGGATCAAGGATCTGTGGGACACGTTGCCGGACGTGATCCTTGTCAGCTATCACAAGCTCCGAGGATGGGCCGAGGCGCTGGGGGAGATTGCACAGTACGTGGTGTTCGAGGAATGCCAGCAGTTGCGCACCCCGGGCACCAGTATCCACAGCGCCTGTTGCCACCTGGCCAGCCGAGCGCCGCTTCGCATGGGACTGACCGCCACGCCGATCTACAACTACGGTTGCGAGTTCTTCCATGTCGTGGACCCGCTTCTGCCAGGCTGCCTGGGTACATATGAAGAGTTCCTGCGGGAATGGTGCGTCTCCGCTCCCGGGGAGAAGGCCAAGCTGAAGGACGCAGAGCAGTTCGGTCAGTATCTGCGGCGCCAGGGGATCATGCTGCGCCGTACGCGCAAAGAAGTGGGGCGCGAGCTGCCGGCGCTGTCGAAGATCCCGCACGAGGTGGAAGCCGACGCCAAGGCGCTGGACGCCATCACCGGTGACGCTGCAGCGCTGGCGCGGATCATCCTGCGGGCCAACGAGCAGTACCGCGGCGAGAAGATGCAGGCCGCCGGCGAGTTCGACCGGTTGCTGCGGCAGGCAACCGGCGTGGCCAAGGCCCCATACGTGGCCGAGTTCGTCAGGTTGCTGCTGGAAAGCGGTCAGAAGGTGCTGCTGTTTGGATGGCATCGCGAGGTGTACAGCATCTGGCAGGAGAAGCTGGCTGCCTACAACCCCGTCATGTACACCGGCAGCGAGTCGCCGAGCCAGAAGCAGGCGGCGAAGGACGCATTCATTGGCGGAGATAGCCAGGTGATGCTGATCAGCCTCCGATCTGGTGCGGGCATCGATGGACTGCAGCACGTGTGCAGCACCGCGGTGTTCGGCGAACTGGACTGGTCGCCTGGCGTCCACGAGCAGTGCATTGGCCGCGTCCACCGTGACGGCCAAACAGAGCCGGTCATGGCGTATTTCCTGCTCTCCGACAGTGGCAGCGACCCGATCGTGTCGGACGTGCTCGGGGTGAAGCGGGAGCAGATCGAAGGTGTGCGCAGCCCGGGGGAACACTTGGTCGAGCGCCTGGACGTAGGCGAGAACCAGTTGCGCGCGCTGGCCCAGCAGTTCCTTCAACAGCAGGGCGTGGCCCTGAAAACAACCAACGTTACAACCATGGAGACCTCCCGATGATTCCCAAATTCCTCAGCTTGGACGAGGCAACGCACCACCTGTATCTGGAAGGAAAGGAAGGCCCAATCAGGTGCCAGGTCGACGGCAGCCTGTGGGAGGTCTGGCAGGACGGCCGGTCCCGCTGGGTCGGCAACTGCGAGGTGGCCTGATGTCAGCGGTTGCATTCCCTGAAAGCAGTCTGTCGCCTTGCGGCAACTGTGGCAGTGAGCAGGTCCGCTGCCGTGAGCGCGGTGGCGGCGCCAAGCAGTCCGCTCAGATCGTGTGCACCCACTGCGGCGCACGAGGGCAGCTGTGCATAGGCGCGGACGCCGCGGACCAGGCTGCGCGCGACTGGGTGCGCAACCCATTCACAGTGCCGGCTATCACTGTCGAGCGCACATTGCGTGAGCGAGCGCCAGCTCCCGAGCCGACTCTGCAGCGCGATCCGTTGGAGCTGATTGCTCGGATGGTTGTCGGCGGTAGTTTCCGTGAGCCGTCGGACGGCAGGTCAACCATGCAGCCGCTGACGTCCGCCGACGTTGCCGGCGCCGTGGGACTGATGCGGGATCCGGTCGCCAAGCAGGCCGTCGTAGCGGTTGCACTGCGGGGACAGGGCGTATCCCTGGCATCGCTGGGGCGCTCGTTGACCAGACAAGTTATGCGGCAGATCCAATGGGAGCGTCGAAATGGAGCCGCGCCCGCGCTTCGAATGGATGAGCCGGCAGATCGCTGGCGAATGCGCCTGGTGCTGCAGGACGCTGTGAACGATCTGGTGTGGCCAGAACGGAAGGTCGTAGCGCAGGAAGCCGCCAAGGCGGCCAAGATGAGAAAAGGAAACTATCTGCGGGTCTACGCCATTGCCGCAGCTGCGCTGAGGCAGGCGCTAGAAGATGGTCGTCAGGAGTTCAGCGGGCGGCTGTTTGGGCAGTGAAGGGAGCAGTGGCCCCATTCGCCGGGGCCATGCCTTCTATACCGTGTGCTCACCAACCACTTGATAGTTGCGCGTGTGCATTTGATCCAGCAGGAACACGAGGAGATTCTGCCCGGCGTCGCCCCTGACCGGGAATGTATGGCACTTGCCGCACGTCATGTATACCCGCACGCTCGCTTCATCCTTCGTAACAGAGGTGATGCACTGCAAGACCATGTAGACGGCGTCTTTCCCTGTTTGAACTTTAAGTACGTGGTTCATCGCGCTCTGCCTGGGTGGTTTTCAATGGATTCTGGCGGTCTTTCAGTAAGGAACCTTACCGCAGTCGCCGCGAAACTTACCGCATTCGATCGAATGCGGTAAGGAACCTTACCGCAGTTGCAGCGGGAACCGGGATTGATGTTCAATCGCTACCGTGGGCGAGGTTCCAACCTTCCTGCACTCAACGGCCGCAGGCCTGGACTCGGGAGGTCCAGTCACCTGCGGTTCGTCGTTTCTGGGGCGGGTTGCCAGATGGGCGCTGGGCCGGACTGTAAATCCGGCGTCTGAGACTCGCGTGGTTCGACTCCACGTCGCCCCACCATCAAACAGGGCGACGCCTGGATGCCTGCAAGCACCCAGGCGCCGCCGCAGTACACGCGTTTCAGCCGCGTGCCATTGGCTTAAGCCCTGCCGCTCTCCGGAGAGCGCGTGCAGTTTGCTTAACAAATGTCGCACAGGTTGAGACTTGAAGACGAAGACCCTATTCCCCTGGCCAGGTGGCAAGACACGCCTGGCTAAACACCTGCTTCCCCTGATCAACGAGAGGCCTCACAGCTGCTATGTCGAGGCCTTCGCGGGCAGCGCAGCGATGCTGTTCGAGCGAGCGCCGGCAAAGGTCGAGGTCCTGAACGACACGCATGGCGAGCTTGTACGGCTCTACCGCGTGGTAGCCAACCACCTGGACGAGTTCGTTCGCCATTTCCGCTGGTCGCTGACCAGCCGGGAGATGTACCGCTGGGCTCAGCTTCAGCATGTTGACACGCTGACCGATATCCAACGTGCCGCGCGGTTCTACTACCTGCAGAAGCTCAGTTTCGGCGGGAAAGTGGACGGTCAAACGCTGGGGGTCGGCCCGACGTTCACAAAGCGCATAAACCTGCTGCGGCTGGAGCAGGACCTCAGCGATGCTCACCTTCGGCTGCAGGGTGTGGTGATCGAGCAGTTGACCTGGCAACGCTGCATCGAGAAATACGACAGGCCCGAAACGCTGTTCCTGCTAGATCCCCCGTATTGGGAGACCACCGGCTACGGCAGTGAGTTCGGGATGGATCAGTACGAGTTGCTGGCTGAAGTGATGGGCCGGCTCAAGGGTCGCGCGATCCTGACCATCAACGATCACCCCGCCATGCGCGCGCTGTTCGATCGCTTCATTCGCATATCCGTGCCCATCCGCTACACGGTAGGGGGTGGTGCGGGTGCTTCGCGCACGGAACTTATCTACACAACGTAGCCGGGAGTCGTCCCGGCAGAGTCAACGCCCGTTCCCCGACCGGATCAACCCTCGCGCCCAGCCGGCAGCGGGGCGGGCACCTATCTGCAGGGAACATCCGATGGCCAAGATCACCGCAAACGAGGCGGGCGGCAGTAACGTACTCGCCTTCCTAGACATGCTCGCCTGGTCCGAGGGAACCAGTACCAGCCCGGCAACAAAGGATCAGGGCTACGACGTGATCGTCACCGGTGCTGATCGCAAGCCGGAGATCTTCAACGACTACTCTGTGCACCCGTTCGCGCACGGACGCAAGTCGAAAGCGATCAACAGCAAGGGCCTGACGTCAAACGCGTCGGGTCGCTATCAGTTCATGCTGAAGGACTATGCGCACTACCGAGCGCTGCTGAAGCTCCCCGACTTCGGCCCCCTGTCCCAAGACCGCTGGGCCATCCAGTTGATTCGCGAGCGTCGAGCGCTGCCGCTGATCCAGGCCGGCAAGGTCGAGGATGCCATCGCCCGGGTGCGGAACATCTGGGCAAGCCTGCCCGGCGCCGGGTACGGCCAGCCGGAGCACAACCTGGCCGCCCTGCTGGCGGTGTACCGCAAGGCCGGCGGGACGGTGGTGCCGTGACCGAGCCAGTCAGCACCTTCAAGACCGTCGTCGCAACGTTCACTGCCGCGGTTGTGGCACCGGCGACTGCTGATGCGCTGCGCGAGGCCGAGAGGATCATCCTCGGCGTTCCGCAATCTGTACTACTGCTTGCGCTGGCCGGCGCGCTGATTGGCGTGCTGATCCTTCCGGACAAGGACGCTGGGCGGGTGGCGGCGGATGCCAATAGGCTCCGCCGCCACCGACTGCTGCAGACCGCCGCGCGCTGGGCTGCGCTGGCCGTGGCCGTCGCGGCTTACGCAGTTCTTGCGGCATGGGTGGTGGCCATCGCGGCATGGATCTGGCCCCAGCTCGCAGGTGCACCTCAGCTGCCGATGGCCGGCATCTCCGGGGTCCTGATCCGCCGGCTTCTGCCCGGCTACGTGCGCATGGTGGAGAAAGCCACCGGCGCCATCGGAGGCGACAAGCCATGAACGTAGTGATTCGATTCCTTCGCGCGCTGTGGACGCTGATCGTAGGTGCTGCTGCCGACGCGCTGCAGTGGCTGAGCAAGCCCGGCAGCAAGATCAAGCTGGTGTGCGCGGTGCTGGCCTTCGGCTGCATGGTGTCCGGGCTTACTGCCTGGGAGAAGGAACAGAAGATCCGCGACCTGAGCGCCCAGGTGATCAAGGTACGTGCTGACTGGCAGTCCGATGCCGCCCGCCTGCAGGCCGACGTGGACAGCCGCGACCAGCGCCTGGCCGAGGTCGCCTCCGCGCTGAGGGCGGAAGCCGAGAAGCTGCAAGCCCTCCGGGACGAGAGCGCTGAGGCACTGCGGGCCTTGGCGGGAAAGGTCGAGGCTTCCGAGAAGGAGGCTTCCACCTGGCGCGGTCGCTATGAGCAACGGCCCGACACCTGCAAGGCAGCACTGGAGCTGCTCGATTCCGCCTGCCCGGCACTGAAGGGGTACTGACATGCGCGTCATCGTGGTTGCTACCGCTGTGCTCCTGGCCGCGTGCCAGGCCGCACCTATCAAGACGAACCCGCCGCCGGCAGCCGTCATCACGGTTCCGGTGGCCACCTACGTGCCGATCGACGCCCAGCTGCGTAAGCGCTGCAAGTGGGTGAAGGAGGCGGCGCCGTCTGCCGTATTCGATGTGAGCAACGGACGTAAGCGTTGCCTTCTGCAGTACGAGGCGCAGTTCGACGCCATCGACCAGGTGCAGGGCAAGCCGGCAGCGGACGGCACGAGCGGCGGCTGATGGTGTTTCACGCGTGCGTTTCACGGCGGGCGGGGGCCCCGGGGCTTATCCACAGCCACCGGGGGGAATTCGGACCCCGGGAAAAGACAGTATTTCGGCCTCTAGGGTGCTCCACCACAGGCCACACTTTTGGCGGTTTTTGCCGGGAGAAACCGCACTTTCGGGCCTGAATAGGCTGTGCATCGGGTAGAACATGGCTGACATCCACGAATTCACCAAAGGCTGGTCCGTGGCCAGGCTGGCGGATGAGTTCGGGATGGACCGCCGAACGGCCAGCAAGCGCCTGAAGGAGGCCGGCGTCCCGCCGCTTACCAAGCGCGCCGGGCACGACGTCTATCGCCTGGCCGACGCAGCCCCGGCGCTGGTGAATCCGGGTGCCGCTGCGTTCGGCGCGGAGGGCGTGGTCGATCCGCGCGACCTGCCGCCGATGGAGCGACGCGCCTACTACCAGTCGGAGAACGAACGCCTGAAGGTCGAGTCGACCATCGGGCAACTGGTGCCGGCAGCAGAGGTCGAGGCCGACTACGCCGAGCTGGTGAAGAAGGTCGTGCAGTTCTTCGACACGCTGCCTGACGTGCTCGAGCGCAAGGCAGGTCTCACCCCAGAGCAGGTGGTCAAGGTCCAGGACGAGTGCGATCGCGTCCGGCAATCCATGTACGAGGGCATCACCGATGACGACGTACGCGACAGCGCGTAGCGTGCGCCAAGGCGTTGCCGAGATGATCCGGCCGCCGCGCCGCATCAGGGTGAGCGAAGGTGCGAGGGTGCTGCAGGTGGCCAATGCCGCTGGCGCCGCCGGCTCCTGGGATCCGGACACCACGCCCTACATGGTCGAGCCGCTGGATACGACCGGTAGCCGCCACTACGAGGCCGTGGTGTTCGTAGGGCCAGCGCGGTCGGGCAAGACCATCTCGCTGATCGATGCACGTCTGGCCTACCTGATCACCTGCAACCCGGCCGACGCGATGGTTGTGCAGATGTCCAAGGATGCGGCCGAGGACTACAGCAAGACCCGTATCGCCCGCAGCATCGCAGCCAGCCCGGAGCTTCGCTCCCGGCTGAGCCCGCGCGCCCACGACGACAACATCCTGCTGAAGTTCTTCCGGTCGGGAATGTCGTTGCGCATGGGGTGGCCGTCGGTGTCGGTGCTGTCAGGCAAGGACATTCACGACGTCCTGATGACGGACGTGGACAACTACACCGGTGACCTGACGATCGATGAGTGCTTCGGCCTGGGGCTGAAGCGCACGCAAACCTACATGTCCGCCGGCATGGTGGTGGCCGAATCGAGCCCGGCAACGGACTACGCCGACGGCGCCTGGAAACCACTGCACCCGCACCAAGGACCACCGGCCGCCGGCATCGCCGCGCTGTATGCACGCGGTGACCGGCGCCGCTGGTACTGGCCCTGTCCGGAGTGCGGCGAGCGGTTTCAGGCTGCGCCTGGCTATGACGGTTTTGTGCTGCCGCCGATGGAGGAACTGCTCGAGCGGGTCGTGCTGGACGACGTGCAGAAGATGGCCCGGCACTACTCGCTGCTGCACTGCCCGCACTGCGGTGTGGGGCTGCAGCACCGGTGGAAGGATGGGATGAACCGCAGCGGCGTCTGGGCTGCGGAGGGCCAGGTCGTGCACGCCGACGGCACGGTCACTGGTGAACGGCCGGAGGCGCGCATTGCTAGCTACTGGCTCGGCGGTGTCGCAGCGTCCTACCAGTCCTGGGAATCGCTGATCGAGCGCTACCTCCAGGCGCTGCGCACCTTCGCCACCACCGGTGAAGAGCGGCCCCTGAAGACCACACACAACGTGGACGGGGCGATCAACTACGTGCCGATGGCGGCGCGATCGGCCAGCGATCCGAACGAGATGCAGGAGCGCGCCGAGGTTTGGCCGGCTGGTGCAGTGCCTGCTGGTGTTCGATTCCTGCTTGGGGAAGTCGACGTTCAGGCCAACCGCTTCGTCGTGCTGGTGCTGGGCTTCGGCATCGGCGAATCCGGGCAGTTGGAGCGCTGGGTAGTGGATTCCTTCACCCTGCGCACGTCCAAGCGCGAGGATGGCTCGGGCGGCTTCCTGCCGCTGGATCCGCCGAAGTATCTGGAAGACTGGGAACGCCTGGTCGAGAAGGTCATCTGCCGCCGCTACCCGCTGGACGACGCCACCGGCCGCAGCATGCCGGTCCACGCCGTGGGCATCGACTGGGGTGGCAAGTCGGGCACCTCGGTCCGCGCGCTGGAGTTCTGGCGCTCGCTCAAGGCTCGGAAGCTGCACGCTAGGGTCAGGCTGATCAAGGGCGATGCGCGCCGCGAGGGTGGGCTGTTCCGCGAGACCTTCCCGGACAGCAGCAAGCGCCGGGACCGCAAATCAGGGTCGAAGGGCGATGTGCCGCAGCTGCTGCTCAACGTCGATCGCCTGAAGGACACCGTAGACGCCAACGTGAAGCGGGCCGAGCCTGGCCCGGGCTATTACCACTTCCCCGACTGGCTGCCGGAAGCCTTCTATGCCGAGCTGACAGCGGAATCGCGGACGGCAAAGGGCTGGGAGAACCTAGCAAAGCGGCGCAATGAGGCGTTCGACCTGTGCGGCTATGCCGAGGGCATGGCGCTGTGGCTGAAGGTTCCGGCCATCAACTGGACCGCGCCGCCGGCATGGGCCGCGCCGTGGGACGACAACCCTGACGTGAGGGCAGACGACATCGCGCCTGCGCCAATGCCGCGCACGCGCACCCGCCGCGTCATCCGAAGCAAGTACCTGGGACGCTGAAATGGCATTCACCAACAAGCAAGTCGAGCAACTGGAGGCCGCGATCGCGGCCGGCGTGCTGAGCGTCCGATATGCCGACCGCACCGTGACCTACCAGAGCCTGGTGGAAATGCGCCGCCTGCTGAAGCAGATGCGCGACGAGCTGGGCCAAGCCGCAGGTGCGCCGCGTCGTCGTCGCATCGTGCGCCTCTACCAATCGGGGACCGGCAATGTCTGATACAGCCGAGAGCAGCTATCGCGCCGCCGGCAACGGCCGCCGCCTCCGGACCTTCCGGCCGACGTCACTCGGGCCCAACGCGTCACTGCTGGGCCTTCCGACGCTGCTGGCGCGCGCCCGGCATCTGGCTCGGAATGACCCGTGGATGGTCAGTGCGCTCAACAAGAGCGTGTCCAATGGCATCGCCACTGGCATCCAAGCCAAGCCCGTCTGGGGTACGAAGGACCACAAGAAGAAGCTCACCAAGCTGTGGACCCGCTGGGGCAAGTTCGCTGATGCCGATGGCGTGCTGGTGTGGGAAGGTCTGCAGGCGCTGGCTTGGCGCGAATGGAAGGAGGCTGGCGAGGTGTTCGCCCGCATCCGGTACCGGCGGCCGGAGGATGGTCTGCCAGTGCCGCTGCAGGTGCAGCTGATCGAATCGGAGCAGTGCCCGCAGCACTACAACGGCGTGGCCAGCAACGGCAACGTGATCCGGCAGGGCATCGAGATCGATAGCATCGGCCGCCGCGTTGCCTACTGGATGTACCGGGAGCACCCCGGCGACCTGCAGCTGACCGTCAACGGCAACGAGCTGGTGCGCGTGCCGGCAGAGCAGGTGCTGCACCTGTACCGGCCGAACCGTGCGGGTGCGATGCGGGGCGTGCCGGGCTCGGCGCCGGCCCTGCTGCGTATGTTCAACCTGGACCGCCTCGATGATGCGGTGCTGGAACGCCAGGCCTTGGCCAACCTTTTCGCAGGCTTCATCACCACTGCTGCCAACGCGGATGGGGAAGAGGGCGATGCCGTCGGAGACCTGATCACCGATGAGGACGCGGATGGGACGGCACTCGGAGGCCTTGAGCCCGGCACCCTGCAGGAGTTGCCTCCGGGCCGAAAAATCGAGTTCGCCAATCCACCCAGCGCCGGCTCGGACTATGCCGAGTTCCTGCGCGGACACTTGCTGGCGATCTGTGCCAGCCAGGACGTGCCCTACGAGGTGCTCACCGGCGACCTGCGCAACGTCTCCGACCGCGCGCTGCGTCTGATCCTCAACGAGTTCCGCCGGGTGATCGAGCAGGACCAATGGCTCTTCATGATCCCGATGTTCTGCCAGCGGGTGCGAGATGCCTTCATCGACCAGGCGGTGCTGTCGGGTCTGCTGAAGGTGCCGCGCTACGCCGCCCTGCGTGATGACGTGACCGAAACCCTGTGGGTGCCCGAGGGCTGGCCTTGGAGCCACCCTGTGCAGGACGTGACCTCTGAGCTCAAGGCGGTACGCGCGGGCTTCAAGTCGCGCAGCAAGGTGGTGCTGAGCGCTGGCGAGGATCCCGAACAGGTCGATGCCGAGCAGGCGCTGGACAACGAACGTGCTGACGCGGCCGGGCTTCGCTACGACAGCGACCCGAGGCGTACGAATGCTTCCGGTGCCCGGCAGGACGACAAACCCGGCGCCCCTGGCGCCAACAACGATGAAGGGAATGACGATGACGAGTAAGCCTGGCCTGTTGGCCCGAATGCTGGGTCGCGGCAGCCGTGCGCCCGTGGTGGCCTCGCTCGCTGCCGCGGTTCTCAATCAGCCCCTGCTGGTGCAGCCGACCATCGGCGAGGCACTTGTGGGCGGCTATCTGGAAGGGAAGGTCACCAGCGACGACAGCGTGCTGAAGGCTGACCGCTTCGAAGTGTCCGGACCCGATGGGCAGCCGGTAGGCGTTGCCCAGAAGCTGATCGGTGTGATCAACCTGTCCGGCGCAATGGTGAACCGGCCGATGCCCGGCGCCAGCGGCCCCGGGCCGGTGAGCTATGCCGCGGTGCGGGACACCTTCGACGAACTGCTGAACGACGACGCTGTGACGTCCATCATCCTGCGGCTGGATACTCCGGGTGGTATGGCCTCCGGCTGCTTCGACTTGGTCGACCACATCTTCGAAGCGCGCGGCCGGAAGCCGGTGTACGCGTTGGTCGATGACCATGCGTACTCGGCTGGTTTCGCGCTCGCTTCGGCGTGCGATGAGATCTGGATCAGTCGCACCGGCGGGGTCGGATCGGTGGGTGTGGTCTGCTATCACCACGACTGGAGCGGCAACAACGCCCAGATCGGCCTGAAGGTGACCCCGCTGTTCGCCGGCGCCCGCAAGGTCGACTTCAACCCGAACTTCCCGCTCAGCGAGGAAGCGCACGCCGAGGCCATGGCCGATCTTGAGGACATGCGCTCGATGTTCGTGGACACCGTGGCGCGGAATCTGGGCATGGATGCAGAGACCGTGCGCGCCACCGAGGCGGCCTGCTACCGCGGCCAGGCCGCGGTGGCGATGGGCTTTGCTACCCGGCTCGGCACCTGGCACGACCTGATCGCGCACCTCGGCGCGGGCGAAGCGGCACCGCCGCCTGCGCCGGGCAACCCCGACTCTGACGATGAGCCGGAGGCAGCGGCAGTGCCCCCGGCGCCCGAGGCCGCGCCAGCACCCGCGGCAGCTGTCGTGGAGAGCCCGGCAGCAGCGTTGGCAGCAGCAATCGCATCCAGCGAACTGCCGTCGGAGCTCGCGGTCGCCCTCCTGCGTCGCTCACCGCAGGAGGGCGAGCCGGCTGCCAGCGCCATCGAGTATGCGTCCGCAGTGCAGGACGCGTGCGCCGCGGTACTGCGTGGCGATGACACCCTCGCGGCCAGCTTCATCGAGAAGAACACCGACCTCGACACGGTGCGTGCACAGCTGCTGTCGATGAAGGCGGAGGAAGGCCGCAGTACCCAGGTCATCACCGCACACCCGGCCTCCAAGGTCGACCAACGCGCCGCCGACATCAAGGCGCAGCTGAACCCCAACCACATCTACAAGAACCGAGGAAACTGACGATGGAAATTTCCCTGGCCGGCACCCGTACCGGCGAATTCCTGCTGTCCGAAGCGGGCGGCGAGCGCAGCCGCGAACTGATCCGTCTGCCGGCCGGGCAGGGCATGCTGTCCGCCGGCACCCTGCTCAAGGCGGACAACACCGTTGCCGCCAACGGCACGGACGCGGTGAAGGTGCTGTACGGCCCGGTCGACACCGGCGCCGATTCGGCAGCACTGGCCGTCAAGGGTGCCGCGATCGCGCGCGACGCCGAAGTGTTCGGCGAAAAGCTGGTGTGGGCCAGCGGCGTCACTGCTGACCAGAAGCTGCTGGCCGCGCTGAGCCTGGCCGAGTCGGGCATCATCACCCGCTGGACCCAGCAGCCGATCGCGTCGAATGCAGCTGATCACCTGGTATTCGTCTCGACTCCGCTGACCGGCACCGCCGGCGAAGCGCTGGGCCCGATCGTTGTCCACGTCAAGGACGTCTTCGGCGCGCTGGTGACCGGCAGTACGGTCAGCGCCACCCTGGCCAAAGCCACCGGCACCGGCAACCTGACCGGCGGCGGCGCTAAGGCCGCGGTGGGCGGCATCATCACCTGGGATGCCGCGACGCTGAGCGCCGCCGGCGACTACACCCTGAAGGTGACCGCCGCTGACCTGCAAGAGGCAGCCACGGAAACCATCACCATCGCCGCCGGCGGCTGACGCCCGGCGCACTTTCACCGCCTGACTCTTGGCCCCGCTTCGGCGGGGCCTTTTCGTATCCCCTTTCAAGAGAGACAACACCATGGATCTGCAGACCCTCCTGGCGCTGGGCGTGCTGAGCTTCGATGCCCTGAACGCCTACATCAACAACCTGCCGCGCATCTCCACCCGCCTCGCCGATATGCGCCTGTTCCAGGAACAGGGCCTGGTGGGCACGACCATCGTCAAGGTTGGCATCAATGGGACCAAGCTGGTGCTGGTTCCGAACGTTCCGCGTGGTGCGCCCGGCCAGCCGAAGGGACTGGAGCGCGGCAAGGTGAAGCTGCTGGAAACCACCCACCTGCCGCAGAACTCGACGGTCATGGCTGACCAGCTGCTGGGCGTGTATGACCCGGCCGACCCGGAAGGCAACAACGTCGCCGCCGTGGTCAACGCACTGCAGGTGGTGCACAAGCGGGACCTGGACTTCACCATCGAGTACCACCGCATGGGCGCGCTGCAGGGCAAGCTGCTCGACGCCGACGGCTCGGTCATCATCGACTTCTACGATGAGTTCGGTGTCGACCAGACCGTGATCGGCATGGAGCTGAACAAGGATGCCACCAAGGTCCGCGCCAAGTGCATGGCCATCAAGCGCGCGATCGAGGACAAGCTGGGCGGCATCCCGTACACCGGCATCCATGTGTTCTGCAGCGCCGGTTTCTTCGACGCCCTGACCGACCACCCGGAAGTACAGAAGGCCTACGAGCGCTGGCAGGACGGTGCCGCGCTGCGCGATGACGTCCGCAAGGGCTTCGTGTTCGGCGATATCACCTTCGAAGAGCTGCAGGGCAACACCGGTGGCGACCTGGCTCTGGCCGACGGCGAAGCCATCGCGTTCCCGCTGGGTGTGCCGGACATGTTCCTGACCCGCTTCGCGCCGGCGGATTACCTGGAAACGGTGCGCGGCATCGGCCTGCCGTACTACACCAAGACCGCCCCGATGCGCATGAACAAGGGCATCCAGCTGGAAAGCCAGTCCAACCCGCTGAACATCAACACCCGCCCGGATGCGGTGATCCGCCTGAAGGCCGGCTCGAAGTAAGCGGCTATGGCCCGGCCCGCTTCGGCGGGCCGGGCAGGAGGTTGTATGGCCCAGATCAGGATCGGGGTCGACCCCGACAATGCCTTCGGGCGGCAGCTCACGGAACTGGAGCAGTCACAGCTTCCGTTCGCCGCCTCGCAGGCCGCCAACAAGGTGGCCTACGAGATCCGCGAGCGGTGGAAGCGCCAAGCGCCCCGCGTGTTCGATCGCCCCACGCCGCTGACCACCAACGCGGCCCAATACCGCAAGGCCACCAAGGCTCAGCCGTACGCCGAAATCTACATCCGGGACGAGGCCTTCAAGGGCACGCCGCCTGCGAAGTACCTGCTGGCAGAAGTCGAGGGTGGCCAACGTCGCCGGAAGGGATTCGAGCGGCTGCTGCAGAGCCGAGGTCTGCTGTCACCGACTCAGTTCGCAGTGATGGGGCAAGGCGCCCAAGCCAACCAGTTCGGCAACGTGCCGGCTGGGCAGGTGACAAAGATCCTGTCCCAGCTGGGGGCGCAGCGGGACAGCCACCAGAACCAGACCAACGTCAGCCGGAAGCGTAGGCGAGGCAAGAAGAACAACCGGGATGGCGAGTACTTCGTCATCACCAAGCGCCGCGGCGTCCTGCGGCCCGGTATCTACGAGCGGATCGGTCGTGGCTCTGGCGTCCGTTCCATCTTCATTTTCACCAACACAGCCGCCTACAGCCCGCGCTACGACATCTTCGGCATGGCCGAGGACACCTGGAAGCGGCTGATGCCGTTCTTCCTGAAGCGTGAACTGGAGAAGGCCATGGATACAGCGAGGCCACTGCCTTGAACCAGAAAGCATTCATGCAGGCCTTCGATGCAGTCGCATTCGGTGCCTTCCGTGTCGCCGGCGTGGCCGATGCAGCTCACTACCTGGCACCGGGCGCAGACGCGGAGGTGCAGTGCACGGTGATGCTGGACGAGGGCGTTGAGCAGTTCACAGCGGACGACGTGGCACCGATCGCCACCACCATTGATCGGATCACCCTGCAGCTGGCTGAGGTTTCCCCGCGAACTGGTGGCGTGGTGCGCATTGACGGCACCGGTCGCCGGCTGAAGCTGGTCCAGAAGATCCGTGCCGATGAGTCGACGGCGGTGTGGGAGGTGGCCAGTGCCTGATGCCATTTCCAGCCCACGTCGCCAGCTGCTGCTGGCGATGGGCAAAACGCTGCAGCGGATCAGCACAGAGAACGGCTACCTGACCGATGCTGGTGCAGGCTGGACGCTCGAGCCCGCGCCGGGCGACCAGGACACTCTCGCGGTGCTGACGGCTGTCATCGAGAAGCAGCAGCGGGCTGAGACGCCGTCAAAGGTCAACACGCATCGGCTGACCACCGTGAGCGTCATCGCCAAGGTCCCCGCCGAAACCGATGGCTACCAGCGGAAGCTGGACGACCTGATTACCGACGTCGAGGCGGCCATGGACAGCCGCGAGACAGCGCGCAACTTCCCCGACGGCATCCAGGTGCCGGTCTATGTCGGCATGGAGCCGCTGATGCCAGAGAAGGCCAGCGCCGGCTGGGTCGGCGTGCTGATCACCTACCAGACCCACATTCCCAAGAAATGACCCGCCGCTCAGCGGCAACCCAACTGGAGAGCCATCATGGCCGAAGATTACAGCTACCTGGGCAGCGGCATCGTCCTGATCCGCAAGTGGGGCAGCAATGAGCAGTTCCTTGAAGTAGGCAACGTGTCGGCGTTCGCCATCGCGCCGCAGACCAACACGATCGAACTGGCCGACTACCAGAACCCGGGCGGTGGCACCGCCAACCGCGTCGATCGCGTGACCGGCTACAACCTGAACTACACCTTCCATGACTTCAACCCGGAAAACTTCGCGCGCGCCACCCGTGGCAAGGCCAGCTCGGTTGCAGCGGCAAGCGTCGCTGATGAGCCGGTGGTTGCCGCCAGGGGCTCGTATGTGCCCCTGTCCCGTCTTGCCAGCAGCATCACGACCGTCGAGAACCTGGCCGGGACGACTGAATATGAAGCGGGCAAGGATTTCCGCCTCGAGCGGGGCATGCTCTTCATCCCGGCCGATTCCACCATCCCTGCGCCCGTCGGTGGCGCAGCCAACATTAATGTCACCTATCAGCACGGCGAGCTGGGACAAGTCGAGGCTGCCGTCACCGCCCAGACCTTCTACGAGATGCAGTTCTACGGTGCCAACGAAGCTCGCGGCGGCAAGATGGTGCGCTTGGTTGCGCACAAGGTAACCGGCGGCGTCATCGAAAGCATGGGGCTGATCGGGAACGAGTTCGGCGCCGGCAGCGTGCCGGGTGCGCTGGTCAAGGACGCCTCGAAGGCAACCGGGCCGGAGAAGTCCGCCTACTTCTACTGGCAGCAGGAGAAGTAATCCGTGGCCGACGATGATGTGATTACCCCGCCGACCCGAACGGTCGCCTTCCGTGGCGAGAAGTTGATTGTAGGGCCGCTGCGCCTGCAGCAGATCGGCCCGTTCATCACGGCCAGCCGCACCATCATTGCCCGGGTGGCAATGATGGCCGGCGCGGTCGATGGTTCGGAGCGGGCAACCGTTGGCGCCATCCTGCTTGATCTGCTCGAGCAGGATGGGGCCGAGATCGCCGCCGCGTTGGCGGTGGCCACCGGCCGCGACGCCGAGTGGATCGCAGGGGGAACCCTGGATGAGGTTGCCGACCTGCTGGATACAGTGGTTGGCCTGAACCGGGATTTTTTCGCCCATCGCCTGCGGCGGCTGCTGCTGCAGGCCAAGCTCCAGGCGGACGAGAGTACGGACTCGCCGACCTCGTCCAGTACCTGATCGCCCACGGGCACGCCCGGGCCGACGTGATGACCTACACCCTGGCGCAGCTGCGTGGCTTCACCGCTGCAGCTGCCCAGGACGACCGCGACCGCGTCGCCGAATACGCAGTGGCCACCCGCATGGCCATGGCCGCACCGGCATCGGACTGGCAGATGTACTTGGCCGCCCTCCGCGGCCAGGCGGGCACACCGCCGCAATCAGGAACCTCGACCAATGGCTGAACCATCTGCAAATCTGCGCGTCCGCATCAGCGCGGATCTGGCCGACATCAGGCAGGGCCTGGGTGTGCTCACGCGCCAGCTCCGGGAGGTGCGCACGGAGGCCGCCAGGCCGCTTCCTACCAAGAACAACATCACAGAGCTCGGGGTCTCGGCCGGGCAAACGGCGCAGGCAATGCGCCAGCTGCCCGCGCAGTTCACCGACATCTTCACCAGTCTGCAGGGTGGCATGCCCTTTTTCACGGTGTTGGTGCAGCAGGGTGGCCAGATCAAGGACAGCTTCGGCGGTGTCGAGCCTGCGTTGAAGGGCGTGTCGTCGGCGCTGCTGGGAATGGTCACGCCGTACACCGTCGCGGCGGCGGCTGTCGGCGTGCTGGTCTACGCCTGGTACGACGCCGAGCAGCAGGCTCAGGCCTATACGAAGGCCCTGGTGCTGTCCCGTAACGAGGCGGCTGCAACCACCCTGACGCTCGTGACGTTGGGGCAGCGCACCAGCGAGGCCCTACAGGTATCCGCTGGTGCTGGCCAAGAGGCAGCGCTGGCGATTGGCGCGAACGGCCGAATTGCCGAGAAGAACCTGCTTGCCGTAGCCGAAGCAGCGGTGGCCATGAAGGAGCTCAGCGGGCAGGCAGTGGAAGACACGGTCGCCATGTACGGCAAGCTGGCTGAGGATCCGGTCAAGAACGTCCAGAAGCTCAACGAGCAGGTCAACTTTATGACCGTGGCCCTCTACGAGCAGGTGAAGGCATTGCAGGAGCAGGGCCGGAACCAGGACGCGGTGACAGTGATCACCCGTGCGGCGGCCGATGAAACAGTGATGGCACTCGCCAGGGTCCGCGCCAGCCAGAACCCGGTGATCCGCGGCTTCAAGGATCTCTGGGCAGAGGCAACGAAGGCGTGGTCGGCGATGCAGGCGAACGTGGGCCTCGGGCCTGCGGCAGCCCAGATGCAGCAGCTCGTGGCAGAGAACCAGCGGGAGCTGGCGAAGCTGAACGATCTTGCCAATGGCACCCAGCGAGGCCTGCCACTGGCTCGAAATCCGATTGCACTGGCGGCGTTGCAAGAGTCCATCAAGAACCGGTCGGAGAAGATCAAGGCGCTGGCCACCGACCTGATCAAGGAACGCAAGGACGCCGAGGTTAAGGCCGCTCAGAGCGCAAGCGCAGAGTTCGTGCAGCAGCAGGACGCGATCATCGACGCTCAGGCGACCAAGGAGCAGAAGAAGAAAGACGAGATCGCGCGAATCAATGGTCAGGCGGATGCGGTCCGACGTCGGGCTGAGGCGGCGGGCCTCGTCGAAGAGGTCAAGGCAATCGAAGAGCGGCGTGCGGCTGCTGTATCCGCGGTCGAGAAGAAATATGCTCAGAAGCCGAAGGCCGGCGGCGGCACCGGATCTGCAACACGCTCAGCCGGCCTGCAGGGATACAAGGACGACCTGCTGGAGGAACAAGCGCAGATCGCGGCGGGCACCCAGCTGCTCAGGGCTCAGTTCGCAGCACGTGAAATCACCGCTGCCGAGTACTACAGCCGCATGCGGGAGCAGGTGCAGAAGGGAACCGACGCCCAGGCGAAGTCGCTGGAGCAGCAGATCTCGTTCCTGCAGAAGCAGGCCGTGAGCGGAAAGGACGCCATCAACGTAAATCGGCAGATTGGCGATCTGGAGGCGCGCCTGGCAAAGGTCCGCACAGAGGGCGCAGGGGCACTCCAGGTTCTAACGACAGAAGAGACCGCGGCGGCCAAGGCGAGGACCAATGTCATCGCGTCGTACGCCAACGCGCTCGATGCGAGCAACCAGGCGCTTCAGCGGCAACTGTCGACGCAAGCACAGCGCGTTGGGATGGGCGATCGAGAGTACGAGATTCAGCAGAGGATCAACGACGCCTATGCTGATCAGGCCGACAAGCTGCGTGAGCTGCAGCTACAGATGAACGCTGGCCAGATCGATCAGGAAACGTTCGAAGCGGAGAGGGCACAGCTGCTGTCCAAGACGCTTGATCGCCTGCAGTTGATCAAGGACGGGTACGACGAACTGCGGCAGGCCGAGGGCAATTGGCTGGCTGGCGCGAGCGCGGCGTGGGCGAACTATCAGCAGCAGGCCAGCAACGCAGCTCAGCAGATGGGTGATGTGGTTGGCACGGTCATTGGCGGCTTCGAAGACGCCTGGGTGAAGTTCACCACCACGGGCAAACTGAGCTTCTCAGACCTGACAAAGTCGGTTCTGGCCGATCTGGCGAGGATCGCGGCGCGCCAGGCAATCATGGGCATCGTCAACGCGGTGGCCAGTGCATGGGGGGGCGGAGGCGTCACCGCGGCGGGCAACCAGGCAGTAACCACCGGCACCAGCAGCATCAACAACCAGCTGTTCCAGAACATGCGGCTCGGCGGTGGGTACTCCACCGGTGGCTACACCGGCGACGGCGGCGTGAACGAACCTGCCGGCGTCGTGCACAAGGGCGAGGTGGTCTGGTCACAGCAGGACGTTGCACGCGCCGGTGGCGTGGCTGTTGTCGAGGCCATGCGGCGTGGCCTGGCCGGATATGCCCAAGGTGGCTCGCCGGGGGGAGATGGTGCTGCGAGAGGATGGGGAGGCCATCCTGGTGACGTGAATCTTGTGTTCAACTCCCACTTCGAGGTCAGCAAGGACGGCAGTAGCTCTGACGACATCTCAAGAGATGACTCGACCACCCATCAACAAGTTCGCGACAGCTTTAATTCAATGGCGAACGAGTGGGCGGTTAAGCAGATGCGCCCGCAAGGTGTGCTCTGGGCCATGATGAACGGCGGTTGAGAGAACGGGGCTCCAGTTGGAGCCCCTTGTCGTCACAGCATGGCAAGAATCCGCTCTCGGGCCAGCTGCTCTACCTGGGGGAACGTGAGTTCTTCCGGGCTCGGATGCTCGAACGTCACCCCGAAGGCACCAGACGCGTGCTGGATGCCGAAATCGGTGTTGGGGAAGACGACGTCTAACGCAGCACCGACGGAAGGCGGACCGCCATCGGTCGACGGATAGATCGAGAAAGAGGTGAGAACCAACTTCATTGCGCGTGCTCTCTTGGGATGGGTCCGGCGAGCGTAACAGAGGCCGCTGACGCCGCAAGTTGCATCGCGCCGCGCTCCTCGTAGCTTCGGCTTTGGCGGGCTATAGATGGGAACAGTGAATCATGAAAGAAACCTTCAGTTGGCGCGTATACAGCAAGCAGCCCAGCGTCGAGTACCAGGCTCTAACCCGGTCAGTGGCTTTCGGGGACGGCTACACGCAGGAAGCGCCAGACGGCATCAACAACGAGAAGCAGGTCTGGGACCTCGAGCTTTGGGGGCACCGAGAGGTAGACCTCATGGGTGACGCAAAGGCCTTCCTGCGCCTGCGCCGGCAGCGGGGCGAGTCGTTCCTCTGGACACCGCCCGATGAACCCACAGCGCTGTTCCGCTGCACAAAGCTGTCTGCAGTGGATGAGCTGGAAGGCTATCTGCGGATCAGCTGCACCTTCGAACAGACGTTCCAGCCTTAAGGAGAAAACATGGCGCTTCAACCTATCGATATCGATACCGTCCAGCCGAATGGCAAAAAGGGCGATCCAGCCAAGATTGCCTTTGGCAAGGTCAACGATAACGACGCGTACCTCGACGGTCGGATCAATACCGTCGCCACAGCTGCGGCCACCGCAGACACGAAGGCAACGAATGCCGCAAGCGCAGCCGCTGCCGCTGTGCCAAAGGCGGGCGGTGAAGCTGGCGCCATGACGGGAACGCTCGTCATGCGAGGCGGCGGAACGGCAGTTCGTCGCGCGAACTTTTTCCACAATGCGAACGCTACGAACGATTTCGGAGCCAAGCTCACCCTGTCCTACAACGCTAGCAACAGCGATCTGGCCGGTGTGTTCTTAGTCCCTACGGGAGCCAACGGATTCGAATCCCAGTTCCAGGTCTGGTTGAAGGATGGCGACTTCTTCAACTCGGGCTACGTCCAAGTGCTGACTATCACGCGATCCGCCGTCAGCTTCCGTGGCAACAACCTATGGCACGCAGGGAACACCACGGTGGATGCCAACAACTTCATCAAGAGAGCCTGAACATGGAGCCTACCTGCACTGCAGCGTTCAACATCCAGCCTGACGGCGGGATCGTTCTTGCCGGGGACCATGCTCCTGGGACAAGCATCGGTTGCTCGTTTGATGCTTTGGGCATCGCTTGCACTCGCGTTGCGACTGGCGTGTATCGGGTAGCAGGCCCGGGGATCCAACCGGCTACTGGGTGGCGCGCGAGCGTATACCGCGATGAGAACGACGAGCAGACCATTCGCCTGGCAATCCAGCAGGAGGCGGGTGCGGTGCTCTACTTGTGCACCGATCCGACAACGGGAGAGGCAAAGGACATTGTCTACTTGCTGACGGTACGTGTCGTCGTTGACGTTCCGGAAGTCGAACAAACCGAGGATGCGGAGGTCGATGCGCCATGATCACCGCAGACGCCCAGCAGCTCGAGCCAGGTGGCCGCGTCACGGTCTATGAACTCGACTGCACCAGCTTCGGTGCAGATCGGCTGTTCTTCCACCAGCATCTGCAGTCGGGCGTGATCTGGTGGCAGGGCCAGGAATATGGCCCTTGGCCGATCAAGGCAGAGGGTTTCGCCCGAACCGGAGATCAGCCCCCCACCCCCAAGCTCACCGTGAGCAACATAGATGGCCGAATCACTGCCTTGTGCCTGATGTTCGGTGACTTGGTCGGTGCAAAAGTTGTCCGCCGGCAGACGCTGGTGAAGTTCCTTGATGCGGCGAACTTCCCAGAGGGCAACCCGATGGCGGACCCGAACGAGCACTTTCCAGACGAGGTGTGGTTCATTGAACGCAAGACCTCCGAGGACAAGGAGACGGTCGAGTTCGAGCTGACCACCGCGATCGACCTCAACGGTGAGCAGCTCCCTGGGCGACAGATCATCGCCGGTGTCTGCGGCTGGCTGATTCGAGGCGGGTATCGTGGGCCCTACTGCGGCTATACCGGCCCGGCCGTGGCCGACGCCAACGACGTGCCCACTGACGACCCTGCGCGTGACCAATGCAGTGGGCTGGTGCGTGGCTGCAAGCTGCGCTTCGGAGAGGACAAAGAGCTGCCCTACGGTGGCTTCCCGGCTGCCGGCCTGTTGCGAACCTGACGACCTGCTGATTGGGTCACCATCTGCACCTTCGCGCTGCACCTGCAGCACCACAAGGCCCGCCCAGAGCGGGCCTTTTCTATGGGCGAGATCCATGCAACAGAGCACCCTGCTGGCCATCCAGGCGCATGCCGTGGCCGAGTACCCGCGCGAGTGCTGCGGATTGATTGTGGCTACGGCCGGCGGTGAGGCCTACGTTGCCTGCCGCAATGTGGCGACGACCCCCAGCGAGCACTTCATCCTGCCTGCCGAGGACTATGCCGCTGCGGAGGATGAGGGCGAAGTTCTGGCGCTGGTGCACAGCCACCCCGATGCGCCTGCCATGCCGTCCGACGCTGATCGGGTCACCTGCGAGGCCAGCGGCCTGCCTTGGCACATCATCAGCGTGGGAAAGTGCGCTGGCTCGGATCCCGAATGCGGCGACCTGCAGAGCATCATGCCGTGCGGCTACGTCGCACCCCTGGTGGGCCGCCAATTCGCCCACGGCATCCTCGACTGCTACAGCCTGGTCCGGGACTTTTATGCGCGCGAGCTGGGTATCCAGCTCAGCGAGTACGAGCGCGAGGACGACTGGTGGGAAAAGGGCCAAGACCTCTACAGCTTGGAGCGCCTGCGCAATGAAGGCTTCGAGCTGATCGACGGCGAGCCACGCCGCGGCGACATGATCCTGATGCAGATCCGCTCCTCAGTGCCGAATCACGCCGGCATCTACCTGGGCGACGGCCAAATGCTCCACCACCTGTATGGTCGGCTTTCAGAGGCGGCGCCCTATGGCGGCATGTGGTCTGAGCGCACCCGCTACATCGTTCGTCACGAGGGGGCGCGTCATGGCTGAGCGCATGCGCACCGTTCGGTTGTACGGCCAGTTGGGGAGCCGCTTCGGCCGCTCCTTCAGGCTGGCGGTCAACAGCCCGGCCGAGGCCATCCGCGCACTGTGCGCGATGAGGCCAGGCTTCCAACAGTACCTGGCCCAGGCGAAGGAGAATGGTATGGGCTTCTCCGTGTTCGTCGGCAAGGAGAACCTCACCAAGGACCAGCTGAAGGATCCACCTGGTGGGGAGGACATCCGCATTGCGCCAGTGCTGCTGGGTAGCAAGCGCGGCGGTGTGCTGAACGTCATCCTCGGCGTCGTGCTGATCGTCGTGGGCGTCTACACCAGCAACGCCAATCTGGTCATTCAGGGTGCTGTGATGGTCATCGGCGGCGTTGCCCAGATGCTGGGGCCTCAGCCGAAGGGGCTCGGGTCGCAGGACAGTGTCGATAACAGGCCCAGTTACAGCATGAACGGAACCGTCAACACACAGGCTCAAGGCAATCCCGTACCCGTCGCCTATGGCGGGCACGACACCAAGGGCATGCTGGTGGGTTCCGCGGTGATCAGCGGCGGCATTCAGGCAGAGGACCAGCGATGAAACAGCTGACTCCAGCAAACACGCTGGCCCACGACGTTGGGCAGGCGGTCCGCTTGGCAGGCGCAGGCGGCAAGAGCGGGTCCAATGCGCGCACACCAGTTGAGACGGCGGACAGCCTTCATTCGATGGCTGTGGCGCGCATCGTTGACCTGGTAGGGGAGGGGGAGATCCGCGGCTTGGTCGCAGGCAATCAGTCGATCTACCTCAACCAGGTGCCGCTCCAAAATTCCGATGGAACACTGAACTTCTCCGGCGTAACCGTCGAGACGCGTTCTGGGACACAGAACCAGGGCTACATCGCGGGCTTCCCCTCGGTCGAAAATGAGGTCTCGGTCAATGTTGAGCTGCGCGGCGGCGAGCCGGTAGTTCGAACGGTGAGCGGTCCGGATCTGTCTGCCGTCCGCATCAGGCTGGCAGTGCCTGCCTTGCAGGAGGTGGATGAAGAGAACGGCGATCGCAAAGGCTATTCCATCACGTATGCGGTGGATCTGTCCGTCGACGGTGGAGCCTTCACAACCGTGCTTACTGAGGCCATCACCGGCAAGACGACGACCCAGTATGAGCGCAGCCGGCGAATTGAACTGCCTCGAGGATCGCAGTGGCAGGTGCGCATCCGGCGTATCACGCCGAACCGGAACAACTCGCTGATCTCCGACACCGTGAACGTGCTGTCGCTGACCGAGATCATCGACGTAAAGCTGCGTTACCCGAACTGCGCCCTCGCGGCGGTGCAGGTTGACGCCAGTGCATTCCAGAGCATCCCCTCGCGCTCCTACCGCATCTGGGGGCGTGTTGTACGCGTTCCGGCCAACTACGATCCGATCAGCCGGACGTATGCCACCAGCGGCCCCGGCACAACCGGTGGTGGGTGGGATGGGACGTTCAAGGCAGCGTGGACCAACAACCCTGCCTGGACGTTCTTCGACATTGTGACCAATGACCGCTTCGGTCTGGGCAATCGCATCTCATTGGATTGGGTGGACAAGTGGCGCCTGTATCAGATCGCCCAGTACTGCGATCAATTGGTGAGCGATGGCCTCGGTGGGCAGGAACCGCGGTTTACCTGCAGCCTCTACCTGCAGAGCAGGGCGGATGCATACCGCGTGCTGAAGGACATGGCCAGCATGTTCCGCGGTATCAGCTTCTTCGCGGCGGGACAGGTCATGGCCTCGGCGGATATGCCGAGGGATCCCGGCGCCACGTTCAGCCAGGCGAACGTAGTTGAGGGGCGGTTCCGATACCAAGGCAGCGGCCGCAAGGCGCGCCACACCGTAGCGCTGGTGTCGTGGACGGACCCCGACGACTTCGGTAGGCAGAAGGTCGAGCCGGTGCAGCATCTGGAGGGTATCGCGCGCTACGGGGTGAACCAGACCGAAGTGACCGCCATCGGGTGTCATTCGCGTGCGCAAGCACAGCGCGTGGGTAACCACATCCTGTTCACCGAGAACCTTGAAACGGAAACGGTCACCTTCTCCGTGGGTCTGGATGCGCTGAACTGTATGCCGGGTGACGTGATCCAGATCGCTGACCCCAATCGTGCCGGTCGCCGAAACGCCGGCCGCGTGCGGTTGGCCACCGCAAACAGCCTGACGCTTGATCGCATTCCGGATGAGATGGTCGCTGGTGACATGCTCCATGCAACGCTGCCGAGCGGGAAGGTCGAAGGCCGGACCATCACCTCCATCAACCGCGCAAGCGGCGTAGTTGACGTGGCTGCGCCGTGGTCGGCAGTGCCGGTAAGCGAGTCGGTCTGGGCAACCGAGTCCAGCGAGTTGGCGCTGCAGTTGTTCCGTGTGGTTGGGGTTTCCGAGGCTGAAGACCTGACCTACACCATCACAGCCCTGAAGCATGTTCCTGGGAAGTACGCGGCGATCGATGACGGCACCCGTCTCGAGCAGCCGCCGATCAGCATCATTCCGCCCAGCGTCCAGCCGCCGCCGACCAACGTGGCCCTCTCTTCGCATGTGGTTATCGATCAGGGCATTGCAACGCCGGTGCTGACCATCGAGTGGGACGCAGCCGACAAGGCGATTGCCTACGACGTGGAGTGGCGCAGGGACGACCTCAACTGGGTGCGTGTCGGGCGCGTCGGTACGGCCAGCGCGGAGGTGCGCGGGATCTACGCGGGCAAGTACCTGGCCAGGGTACGTGCAGTAAACGCGCTCAATGCCGTGTCGCAGCCGGCCCTCAGCGTCCTGACCGACATTCAGGGCAAAACGGAGCCGCCGCCGGCGCTCACGTCGCTGACGGCAGCGTCGGTGGTGTTCGGCATCCAGCTGGCCTGGGCGTTCCCGCCCGGGGCAACCGACACCCAGCGCACCGAGATCTGGCGCAGCGCTGGCCCGAACCTGGAGAACGCGACGAAGCTGGGCGATTTCGCCTATCCACAGAACCGGCACCGGCTCGATGGCCTGGCCGCCGGCGCGAAGTTCTACTTCTGGGGTCGGTTGGTGGACCGCAGCGGCAACATCGGGCCGTGGTATCCAGCCGGTGCAGGTGTGGTCGGCGAGTCGAGCACCGACGTGACCGAGTACGACGCCTATTTCTCTGGCCTCATCAACAAGAGCGCGCTGGGGCGGGAGCTGCTGTCGGAGATCGAGAGCATCAGCAGTATCGCCCCGTTGATCTGGGCCGCAGATGCCACGTACGAATCGGGCCAGACGGTGGTGCACAACGGCAAGATCTGGTTATGGACCGACGCCGCCCCCGGCAACGAGGAGCCCCCGGGCACGAAGTGGAAGAGCGTCGGTGATGCGGTGGCCGAGGCCGGTGCGTTGGCCGGGCGGATCGATCAGCTGGAGCTGGATGTTACGGAGGTCGACGGCAAGGTCACGGCGGTGGGCAACCGCGTAGATGGCCTGGTGGCGCAATACAGCGCGGAGCACGCCGGCGATGGGGACTGGAACGCGGGCGATGAGGACGCGTTTGCCGGCACGATCACCACGCTTACGGTCATCGCCAGCGGAGACTACGCGCTGGGCCGGCGTGTGGATACCACCGAAGCAGCGGTAGGCGAGACCCGGGCGATGGTGCAGGCCACCTCGCAGGCTCTGGTCGACTTGGACGGACAGATCAGCGCGTCGTACAGCCTGAAGCTGCAGATTGCAGCCAACGGCCAGTACTACGCAGCTGGCATGGGCATCGGCATCGAGAACCAGCCGGACGGCAGCTACCAGAGCCAGGTGCTGTTTACCGCCGACCGTTTCGCGTTCGTCAACCTGGTCAACGGGCAGCTGACCTCGCCGTTCGTGATCCAGGGCGGCCAGACCTTCATCAACCAGGCCCTGATCGGCACTGCGTGGATCACCAGCGCCAATATCGCCGATGCCGCGATCACCAACGCGAAGATCAGTGGGGCCATCCAGTCCGATGACTACGTCACTGGCCAGACCGGCTGGAGGATCAACAAGGCTGCCGGCGGCGGGTTCGAGTTCAATGGCAGTGTTGCCGGCGGCTATCAGCTAAACATCACCAACCAGGGCATCTACATCCGCTACCCGAACGGGAATCTCGCCGTTGAGCTTGGAGTGCTGCAGTAATGGTCGACATAGGTTTGCGTGTTCGGAGCGAGAGCGGGTACGTGGAGACCACGGTCACCACACGACTGACCAAGATCATCGGGTCCTACGCGTTCCCGCTCTACAATCCGGTCAACTCCAACAACAAGTGGATAGCGCCGTCCGAGGCAAACGGAGGTCTCGTCGTCAATGATTTTTTGGGCGGCGAGCCCTTCTACTACTTCACCTGCGAAGGTCAGCGATCGGTGTACGGGATGCTTGTTCCTTCGGTGACCATCTCGGGCAACAGCATTATCTGGAGCTGGGATCCTGACGTGGTGAACTACCACGTCAGGATGGAGATGTTCCCGAGCAAGCCCACGACGGACACCGTCGGCGGCATCACCCTTCATTACGGGATATACAGCTGATGGCCGTCGGACTACGCGTGCGAAACCAGGGAACCGGGCAGATCCAGATTGGTGCTGGGTATCGGAACTTGCAGCTGGCCAAGTCAGGGACGCTGAACACTGGGACCTTCTCCGGCGGCGGGACCGGCGGCTCGCCGCCGTCTGCCTTGTGGTCGCCGAGCGGGGTCCTGGCTTCAACGAACGGGACAACGAACCTCCATGTCTGCCGCTACATCAACGACAGCGTGGCGACTACAACGGGATTCACACTGGTTCAGACCGGGGTGACGTGTTTCGTCTACGCCTCCAACCAAGCGCCGAACAAGACACTGGAGTACTACACGTTCAACGCGACCGAGCGTGCGGCCAGCGGACCGGTTGGTCTGCGCATGCGCGGTGAGGACGGCACGGTCTTCTACGACTCCAGGCGCAAGGGCCTGCGGGTGCTTCAAGTGGTCGCGCTGCCAACCGTACCAGGGCCTCCCGTAGAGATCGGCCAGTTCTTCCCAGGGACGAAGATCGGCATTGCCATCCCGTCACCGCGCTTCTACTACTTCTCGCAGTCACAGGATCGGTGCACCATGAATGCCGACCATTTCCACATGACCAGCGACAACCGGATCTTTCTCTCGCGGTTGCAGGTAACTCAACAGACCTTGATCACCAACACCTTCCCGGTGGGCGGCGTGACGATGGGGCCGCAGAACGCCACGATCTTCATCGTGGACCTGACCGAGGTTCCGCTGGGGTTCGGGTGAGGGGAGTCCTCACGCGGCCGCAACGGGCGCTGCGGCCAGATGGCAGCATGTGCTATTCCGCCCAGATAACCGCCGCCTATCAGAAGCTGGTCAGAATGACCGGCGCCACACTGTCGCTGCAGGAGTTCGCCGCGCTCTACGCGCACGACCCGGGCAAGAAGCGGCCCAAGACGCCGAAGGCCATGGATGACGCCTTCCGGGCCGGCGCCAGCCCGGCGGAGCTGGCGGTGTGGGCCGAGGTTGAGCAATGGAACAGGGCCGAGGCCACCATCCTGGAGCAGGAGCTGTTCGCCAACCGCAAGCGGCTGGCCGACGCTGAGCGCGCGCTGCAGGTGAAGGAGACGAAGAAGGCCCGGGAGGACGTGCGGATCGCCGGCAACAAGATCGAGCGGGCCAAGGCGCGGCTGGCGGATCTGCAGCGCGTTGAGCCGAAGGACCGCGACAGCCGCATCTTCCCCGGCGTCTACGCCCCGGTGATCGTCTCCGATGGCGGGAAGCTGGTCATCAAGCCGATGCGCTACCAGTGCCGCCTGGCCGGGAAGCCGGCCAACTACGACCAGCGCTTCCCCGGCACCTACAACGCCCGTCGCGACAGCCTAGAGAAGTTCTGGGCGCCTGCATTCGGCCATACCCACGGCCTGATGGTGGTCGACACCTTTTACGAGAACGTCGAGGGCCCGGACGGGAAGAACCAGGTGGTGCAGTTCACCCCGCGCACGGGTGAGCCGATGCTGGTCGCGTGCCTGTGGTCGCACTGGAAGGACCCGGCCGGCAAAGAGCCGGACCTGCTGTCGTTCGCTGCGATCACCGACGACCCTGAGCCCGAGGTGGCCGCCGCCGGCCATGACCGGACCATCATCAACATCAAGCCCGAGCATGTGGACGCTTGGCTCAATCCGGACCCGGCCGACCTGGCAGCGCTCTACAGGATCTTCGACGACAAGCGGCACCCGTTCTACGAGCACCGGAAGGCCGCGTAAACAGCTTTTTCAGTGGTTACCCACTGATTATCCACAGGCTTGTCCATGGCCGCCAGGTCGCCGGTCATGGGAAGCTGTCGTCGTTCCGTTTGTGCAGGGCGTTGTACCGCTCCTGTTACTCGTTCCGTGCTTGACTGCGCAGACGGTTCAAGCAGCTCAAAAGCCTTTAATTGCAAGGCCGATGGCATGATCGTTGCGGCGCGAGGGATTGCTGAATTTCACTACATTTAGCGTTGACGGACCCAACGACCCCCACTATCTTCAAGTGGCTGCCTGGGAGGCCGGTCCAAGATCTATTTCCCCTAATCCCCGGCCGCAAAAACGCAAAACCCCGAGGCCATCTTTCGACGGGTAGCCTCAGGGTTGCGCAAACCTAAACGAAGTACCGGCGGCATGACCGCCAAGTGAAGCGATTACCGATTAGCAGTCGGTAAGAACTTCAGGCTGAGTTCGCTGCCAACTTCTCGGCAGTGAAAGGCCTAATGTTGATCTTATGCATATCCGCATACACGTCAACGGCTTGGTGGTTCATGCTTCCGTCTAACGAGGCATGAAAATGCAACAAAAACAAGAGTTTGAAGGCGATTCGTTAATTTCCGAGTTGTGGAAATTGGAGAAGACGTCACTGTTCCACCTGAGCAAAGCCCTCGGAGTTCCCGTGGATCAGCTTCTGGTGGCCGCCAATCGGGCTGCACCCATTGAGTCTTTACTGCCAGGTCCGGTGGCGGTGCACGTTGATGGCGTGTGCTTCTTCACCCCAACTGACCTGGGCAAGCGTCTGGGCCTCTCTCCGCAGAAGTTCAATCGCCTGCTGGCAGATAGGGGATTGCAGGCTAAGCAGGATGGGCAGTGGTGTCCGACTGAGGCCGGCAAACCCTTCGCAGTGCTGCTGCAGGTCCACAAGAAGCAGCAAGCCGGCACTGATGTCTTGCAGCTGAAGTGGAAGGAGAGTGTGCTCGCCGCGCTGACGATTCCCAGCTGATCGATCTGACCTGCGGCCGCTCTATTGCGGCCGCAGGTTTCAGCATCTGCCGCATCTGACGGTCAGCATCGAGCGGGCGGGATCTCGTGTACAGACGTCGTGTAGTTCGGCGAGAGCAAGTACTGCCGCATGCCCCATGCTGGCCGAGCCTGCCAACCCGATGCGCCAAGGCCGGCCGTGCCGCGGCCGAACTTCTGGTTGATTCGGTCCATGGTGGCCATTAGCCTTTCGTTGCCAACCACCGTCGGCCCGAACAGATCCGCCTGCAGTTCGTCCGGCCGGGCCAGGTCGAGCAGCGCCACACCGGCCTTCTTGTATCCAATGCCATCCCGGAGCAGGCCGCGCAGCAGCTTTCGCACGACGCCCAGCACCACGGTGGTGTCTGCGGTCGACGCGGGCAGGCCCACGGTCCTGCTGGCGTTGTGCTGCCGCAGCTCCGGCCGGAACACGTCGGACTGGGCGAACACCCAGATGCCGGCGGTGACCAGGCCTCGGGCGCGGAGCTTCTCGCAGGCGCGCACGGCGAAGGTGGCCAGCGCCTGGGCAACGGCTTCATGGTCCTCCACCCGATCAGCGAACGATCGGCTGACCATGATCTGCTGACGATCCGGCTCCACTTCCTCTAGCTCCATACAGGGATGGGCCTGCAGCTCGCGCTGGGTGCGCGCCAACGTCACCCCGAAGGCGGCGAGGATGTCGTCCGCCGGTGCATCGCGCAGCGCGGCAGCAGTGGTGATACCCATCGCCTCCAGCCTCGGCGCCAGCCGGCGGCCCACACCCCACAAATCCCCGACCGGGAACGTGCGCAGCACCGCGTCGCGGTAGCCGGCGTCCCCGAGGTCGATCACGCCGTCGGTGCTCTTGGCCACTTTGTTTGCCAGCTTGGCCAAGGTCTTCGTGGGGCCGATGCCGATGCAGTTGGGAATGCCGGTCCATCGGTGCACGCGCTGCCGCAGATCCCGGGCGAACCGCTCGCGGTCGCGCACGCCATCCAAGTCGATGAAGCTCTCATCGATGCTGTAGACCTCCACCCGTGGCGCGGCCGCGCGCAGGATAGCCACGACGCGCGCGCTCATGTCGCCGTACAGGCCGAAGTTGGCCGAGCGCATCTGCAGTCCGTGGCGGCGCACCAGGTGTTTCAGCTCGTGGGCCGGCTGGCCCATCTTGATACCCAGCGCCTTGGCCTCGGGCGAGCGCGCGATCGCGCAACCATCGTTGTTGCTCAGCACCACCAGCGGCACGCCGCGCAGCGCCGGCTGAAACACGCGCTCACAGCTGGCGTAGAAGTTGTTGCCGTCAACGAGCCCGAACATGGCCGCTCCGGCGCTTGATCTGGCGGACGACCCCCACCACGGCGAATACCTCCACCTCGGTGGCCTGCTCGAGCACGATGGGCGGGAAGTCTGGGTTGGCCGAGTGCAGCTCCATGTGGCTTTCGAACAGCTGCAGCACCTTGCAGGTGGGCTGGTTTCCGTCCCAGATGGCAATGACCAGGTCACCGGCCAGCGGAGTCACCGACCGGTCCACCACCAGGATGTCCCCGTCGCTGACGCCGGCGCCGCTCATGGACCAGCCATCGGCTCGGTACAGGAACGTTGCGGCGGGATTGCGCACCAGCAGACGATGCAGGTCGATCGCATCGTCCATGAAGTCGTCGGCCGGCGACGGGAAGCCCAGCCGTGCGCGCGCTGCTGCCAGGGGCACGAACTGCGCCGGGCCGTCGATCAGGGCGGGCCCGATGGGCGTGGCCAGCGTTTGGGGGAAGGGTAGGGACTGCATCGGCGTACTCTGGGAGCGGCGTGTCTCACGAGTCGAGACCTCACGCATATTAGTACAATTACTAATGGTTCGACGAGGCCAGGCAAGCGAGTGGTTGCTCAGTCCCTCGCCACACCTATCGCACTGTTCACGCTCATAGGACGTGAGCACCCAGAAGCACAAGAGCCCCATCTCTCGATGGGGCTCTTGTTGCTTAAACGATTCAGCTCAGGCCTTTGGCGTTGTTTTTTTTACCGTGCCGGCCAAGACCAAGCGGCCATTGCGGACCTGAATCTCGTAAGTCTTCACCCTACCTGCCGAGACGCTGACGGTTGTCTTATCGCGGATGGCGCCACTTCTTTCGTCTGCGCGCGCTGAACGGACCTTCTTCTCGCTGAAGGTCTGAGATCCACTATTCATTGCAAGACTAGAAATCATGGCTGTATCCCGTATGGAGGTGCTGGAGCTTGGGTTCGTTCAGGGGCGTAAAGCCTTCACCTCGCTTCAAGACCCCAATGTGCGTTCGGCCACCAACGGTAGGGATCCCGCGTGCGAATCGTTGCATGCCCGATTGGGTATTGACAAGCAGTTCCACCAGCTCAACCGCGTATTGCGTGGACAGGTTCCCAAAATCGATGTCAGCCTGATGTGCATCCCAAGGCAACGTAGGCTCAATGTGTTCAGTTACGTCAAAAGAAAGATCTGGTGGCAACGTAACCCCAGCAGTCGCAAGTGCTTCTGAGATTTCTCCCAACACCGCCTCCCTCTGAGCGGAGAGTGCTTCGGCAATCTGGCGGGTTGCTGTGTACACCACGTTAGCGTCAACTCCCCTGGTCAGTCGCTCAACGTAGTTGGCCATCCCTCCCCAACAAATACCAGTGTGCTCACCATCCCCAAACTCCTCAGCAACGCGCCCTTGTTGGACGTCGATCCGAAACACCTGAAGCCGGTCGGGCGTTCCGCCATATCCAGCCAATATGAATTGAATTGTTGGCATGAACTGGCGCTGACTTTCTGGAAAGGCAGCAAACTGCGCATCCCATTTATCCCGGAAGTACTTGAAGAACGCTTGAGCAACATCTGCGACGGACCCGTAGCCCGCGGACTTGCTCATGTGTTTGAAGCGCTTTACATGCTCTGCGATGGTTATCCCTTGAAGAATTGCCAATCCTGCTGTGACCGCAGCGACTGACATGCCCTCTTTGTCATCGGTCTCATATACACAGAACATTTTCCGTACGCCACCAAATACCGTGGTTGCGACCTGAGTGACTTTGTCAGCCGTTAGAGAGATAGTGAAGTTACCGTTGGCATCTATGATCGGGTTGCCGTCCGCATCGACAGCAAAATCATGATTGAACGGGAAAATCACATTGTCCATCATGCTTGAAAGACTGTCGCATCCAAGTACGACGCTGTCGTAAGTCGCAAGTGCAATATTGATTGTCAAAGCGCCCTCCATGGGCTCTACCATTTCTACATCGGCAAGATGCAACTTCTATGCCGCCCCCTGAGCCTGTAGAACGGCTCGGTCCGGATAGTACCTTCACTTCGGAGCCATCGGTAGGACTGGCGACCTATCGTCGCTTCCCCTGCGACCCGGTCGTGAAAGGATGGCTGGATGAGTAACCGCGACATGTGCCAGGCATCGCTCGAAGAACGAGCCGACGCGCATCTGCACCATGCCTCGAGGCTAGAGAAGGACAAGTCAGGAAATTGGCAGACCCAGTCGAGGCGACGGGCCGCTGCGCAGCGGCTGAGAGAGCGTGCCAGCCGCGATCAGCGCGCCGCCAGCCGGCTGGCAGGACTCGACTGGCCAGAAGACCTGCCGTTCTAGCGAGCCTCGCCTTTGCGCATCTGAAGCACTGTGGCGCCCGCGCCGGTGAGCAACTCCAGCAGCGCCTCTACTGCAGCGCGCTTTTCCGCGTCGTACTCGAAGAAGTTGTAGTGCCGCTTCTGGACGCCGCTCAGGCCGTGGGACTGCAGGTGGCCACGAACTTCCTCGGACAGGCCCAGCGCCGCCAGCCGCGTTTCCACCGTGCGGCGTAGGTCGCCCGGCGTGAACGGCGAGGCCAGTTCTCCAGCGCTCACCATGCTGGCCACCACCGGGTCCATAATTCCCCGGAACTCGTCATAGGTGGCAGGCGCCTTACCGGCGGTGAGCGAGAACAGATGCGGCCCGGCGCCGTCGCCGCGCAAGGTAGCGAGATCCTTGGCCATGCGGGGGAGCAGTGGCACCAGGTGCACACGCGGCAAACGCCGTCGGCCCTTGATGTCGAGCAGGCGGACGGAGCCGGTACCGGTGTCCGCGTCGTGGTCGTGATCTGACCATTGCAGCCGGATCAGCTGCGCGATGCGCTGACCGCCGGTCAACAGGTGGAAGCGCAGGAGCGCGCCTTGCCGCCCGGGCATGGCATCGATCCGTCGCCAGTAGGCACGGAGCTCTGCAACCGAGAGAACCCGGTCGCGCGGTTGCCCACTGTCGAGCGTGGCCAAGTCGCGCGCTGGGTTCCTGGATACGTTGAGCGCGCGGAGCGCGTCAGGGGCGGCAGCGTCCTGCTTGGCCGCGATCGCCGCCGCGTAAGCCGCGCGCAGGTACGATCGGATCTTTCCGCCCTCGCGCAGTTTCTTGCCGCGCACCATGCGCGACAGGATGGGGAGCAGGTCGTCCAGCTCGAGCTCGGATGCTGGGCGTGCCCACAGCGCCGGCCATGGCTCTTCGATGTGGCGCTTGATGGACGCGCGCGTGGCGGCCGCGGACACCTTGCCGGCATCTTCCAGGCTCTGGGCATAGGCCATCATCAGGGCGCCCAGCGTTGCGCCTGATCGGCGGGTCGATTCGGCCAAAGCGTCGGACTTCCCGCGCTCCGCTGCCGCAGCCTCGGCCTCCATCGCCTCTCGAAGATCCCGGTCGCCGGACTGGTACCGGCGGGACAGCGCTGCTGCTGCCTCACGCGCCGCGGTCAGGGCCAGGCCCGTGCCGATCAGCAGACGGTCGCGCTGCCCGTTGGGCTTCGTGTACCGGTAGTAGAACCGCAACTGCCCGCCAGCAAGCTTGCGCACGTCCAGGCAGCCGGTGCCACGCGGGGCAGGATCGGAGGCCCATTCGCCGACCGGCAAGGCGGCCAGTCCCTTCGCTGTAAGCATTCCCTTCATCGCGCCCAT